AACGTCAACTGGTTTTGGATACGCAGCTGTATGACAGAAGGATTGCATAACAAGGTCAGCAGAGAAGCCTAGGCAAGCCAAGTCTTTCAATTCGTCACGAGTCATTGGACCAGTTGTATCTTGCGAACCAACAGTGGTCATCTTAGGTTCACAGTAAGTACCTGGAAGTACACCTTGACCTTCAGGAAGACCACAAGCGCGACCAACCATTTTCTGTGCTTGAGTGAAACCTTTGCCAGTTGCAGCAGGTTGAACCGGAACACGGAACAAGGTAGATACTGGAAGACCTAAAGCTTCACGAGCCTTAGTCGTCAAACCACGACCAACGATCAGGTTAATACGACCACCAGCACGAGCTTCGTCTAGAAGTACAGGTGTTTTAAGTTCAGCTTCAGCAATTACCGCACCGTCTTTAGACGCAGTAACTTTCGCAGCAGCATGATCAATTTTAAGAACGATTTCATCGCCCATGTTCATGTTTGCAACGTCGATCTCGATCGGCAACGCACCAGCATCTTCCATCGTGTTGAAGAAAATTGGAGCGATTTTAGAACCTAGGCAGTAACCACCGTCTTTTTTGTTCGGGATGTGCGGGATATCATCACCAAAGAACCAAAGTACAGAGTTAGTTGCAGATTTACGAGATGAACCCGTACCAACAACGTCACCTACGTAAGCAACTTGGTTGCCTTTCGCGATAAGTTCTTTGATTTGGTTAAGTGGGCCCACTTCACCAGGAACTTCTGGGTTGATCCCGTCACGTTCGTTTTTCAACATCGCATTTGCATGTAATGGGATGTCTGGACGGCTCCAAGCATCTTGAGCTGGAGACAAGTCATCTGTATTTGTTTCGCCAGTTACTTTGAAAACTGTCAATTTAATTTCAGATGGAACGTCTGGACGAGTCGTAAACCATTCAGCATCAGCCCAAGACTGCATAACAGCTTGAGCGTTTGCGTTACCCGCTTTTGCTTTATCAGCAACGTCATGGAACGCATCAAATACAAGAAGCGTTTTTTTCAATGCTTCAGCAGCTAATTCAGCAAGCTCAGCATCGTCAAGTAATGCAACTAAAGGTGCAACGTTATAACCACCAAGCATAGTACCTAGTAAGTAAACCGCACGTTCTTTAGAAATAAGTGGAGAAGTCGCTTCACCTTTTGCTAAAGCAGCCAAGAAAGCAGCTTTAACATAAGCAGCTTGGTCAACACCTGCAGGAACACGGTTTTCTAGCAAATCAACTAAAAATGCTTCTTCACCAGCTGGTGGATTTTTTAACAGTTCTACCAAGTCAGCTGTTTGAGCATCATCAAGTGGCTTCGGTGGGACTCCGAGTGCGGCACGTTCTTCAACGTGTTGGCGGTAAGCTTCTAGCACGGTGTTATTCCTCTTTTTTAAAAAATTACCTGTGAATTCCAGCTTCTATAAAGCTTCACAAATAATATGGACTGCCAAATTTTACTAAAATTCCAGTTAAAAGTTAATGCAACTAGAGTGTTTCTTTATGATGTCCATTATTTAGTATCTAAATGATGCCCATATTGATCACTCAATGATCAAGCCCACCCCAATGTACACCTTTAATCAGGATGATAATTAACTTTTGACTGAAACTCATACATAAAAAAGGCAACCTAATGTTGCCCTCTTCTTAAAAAGAAAAATATTCAACCTTAGTGGACTGTCGTTGCATTCATGTATTTACGTAAATCATCGCGACAACCTTCAAATTTAACCTGAATTTCATCTTCATGCAGCATAGCATGCTCTGCGCTGGCAAATGAAATATGAACCTGATAAAGCTTCGTTTCTTGATCAATTATGTGTCGAAGATAGACTTTATCGCCCAAACTGAGTACGTAGTGACTACCACCCATCACGATAAGACCCTGTTCATCTTCTAAGAGCAAGTCTGCATTATGTAAATAACCCACGACATCCATATAGCGCTCCTTAGTTTTTTTGTAGTTATTTTTATTATTCACTATTTGTATAAGCTTTTCTATATTTATGATTTACTCAAATGTCACAATTTATACCGGCTATACTTAGGCTATTTTAAGGCCTTAAGATAACGATAAATATAAAAAAACCGTTCTTTAAAACGGTTTGTAGTCTGGCATTTTATCGTGCGGAGTCGCGATACATTTTTCTGTAATTTTTTGCTTGAACTGATTACGACTTGCTTCGGGATCTGCAGTAATCTCAGCTAATGGAAATGCATAGACTTGTTCAACAATATCCAAGATGAACGTTTTTGTCGTTTCATCTTCAATTTTATTGGCATGTTCTAACGCCGCTGCTTTATCAATAGCATTCTGACGGTCATACATAATCGTGTTTGCAGCATTTCCCACACTTTTACAATAACCCATCCACTGCTCTTCGGCGGTTAGCGGTTTTTTTTCAGCACAACCTACTAAAGCAACCAATACTACTAAAGTGAATAACTTATTCATGAACCTTCTCCTATTCCCACCATCATAATCAAAGTTAAGGAAAATATGAAATAACTCATCCTTTATACAAGGAAAAACCAAGCTTTAAACTTAAACGAAAAGCATAAAAAAAGCCTAATCTGTGTAGATTAGGCTATAAACTGTGTATTCTTTCGTTGGTAGCGGGAGCTGGATTTGAACCAACGACCTTCGGGTTATGAGCCCGACGAGCTACCAGACTGCTCCATCCCGCATCAACGAGTTAGCTTTATACGCCCTAAATCATAACAAAGCAAACTTTATTCAATTTCAATGGAAAAATAACGTTTTTGAGCATTCATAATCCTAACTAAATTCTGAATTCAAAATCACTGGGTGAATAATAAAAATATAATCAAAGCTGGTTAAAGTCAGTCACTCAGTATTTTTGAATGCATCAAATAACCAATCAAAAATAAGTTACGTCATATTTTCAAATAAAAAGCAGTTTAAAACTATGAAATAGAATCTAAGCATTCTTTCAACTCAAAAAAACCAAGCAGAATCAAAATATAAATTATTGATTTACTGAATATAATTATTTGCTTACACATACCAGCCATAAAAATCATCAATAGATAAAGATTTACTTGCATATTCTTAAATACACCTGTATTCTTTATCTTAACTAGAAAAATAGTTTTGTTCTGGTAAATCTTTTTGTATTTCGCAGTTTTAGTCATAATCCTTCGTTTTTCAGATTTAAAGTTCCATTCTTATTTTCAAGTTAACACCGGGTTTTTAAATAAACCAAAAATATTAAAGTTTTATAGGATTGTATTATGTCTAATACTGTTAAAGGTACTGTTAAGTGGTTCAACGAAACTAAAGGTTTCGGTTTTATTCAACAAGAAAACGGTCCTGACGTTTTTGCTCATTTCAGCGAAATCGCTAACTCTGGTTTCAAAACTTTGGCTGAAGGCCAACAAGTTGAATTCAGCATCACTCAAGGTCAAAAAGGCCCGAATGCTGTAAACATCGTAGCACTATAATTCTAAAATTATTCTTACTTTAGTAAGATAGTTTAAGAGTAAAAAGCGAGAGTCCACTCTCGCTTTTTCACATCTGAGCTTTATAAAAATATTTTTTCTATAATAAATAAGAACTTTATTATCAAATGTCTCCTTTTGAATTTTTAACTCCCCTTATTCCAATTTTTATATTTAAATCCTACGCTAGTATTTAATTTACAAAAACAGTATATTTAATCATCAACTAGGGTATATGTTTAATTTACCTTTTATACCCCTCGTCAACTACCTCAATGTTATTAAATATGGATTAGTAGCGAACGTATATGCTGTTTAATTTTACTCATATGTTTTTATTAACTGGGTTGGTCAGTGTCGCAGCAGAGATCTATTTAGGTGACAATTTTTATACGCAGAATTTTAATGATTCTAGCTACTACTCTTATTTTTCTAGAATCTAAAAAATTAGATAATGAAATATTTTTATAATTCTTAATACTTAATACTTAATACTTAGATAAATGAAAAGCTGCTCAGCCGTATAGATAAACAACTTTTCAAATCTATTAACAACAAATAAAAGTAATTAAAAAACTATATTTTTTAAAAACTTAGAATCTCCAATTCTAAGAATATTACTTCATATTAATTTTATTTGGCTGTAAATGGTGATAAGTCACTGTTTTTATTTATAATGAATACTTGCAACACTTCGCACTCAACTGCACTGCCAGTCTACAAATAAACTTCATCAGTCTACACATAGTCTACATTTTTTAATAATATTATTCCCTTTGAAAAATTAGCCCTCACTTGAGGCCCCTCAAAAAGTCAATCTACTCAATTAGCCGTTTATCAGAATTATCATAATCTTGCGTCACTTTACGTCGTGTCTTTGATTTTAAACGATTTATTTTAATTGTTTGATTTTTATAGAGTCTTTACAATCTTGATTTATGTTACATAAATCAAGGGCTAGTAAAGTTATGAACAATAGTCATGGGGGTTTTCGTACCGGGGCTGGTCGAAAGAAGTCTGAAGAGACCAAAGTAATTCGAGTGCCTGAATCTAAAATTCTAGATATCAAAGAATACTTAAAATCCCTTAAAAAAGAAAATGAAATTACTGATATCCGTCAGTTCGATCCAGTCACTAAAATAGAAATACCACTGGCTACTGAGCGTGTGCAAGCGGGTTTCCCTTCGCCAGCTCAAGATTACATTGATAAAAAATTAGATCTGAATGAGTTCTTAATTAACAATGCCAATGCTACTTTTATCGTACGCGCCAACTCCCTTTCAATGCTCAATGCCGGTATTGATATCAATGACGCTCTGATTGTGGATCGAAGTATTGAAGCTCAACATAGGGATATCGTGGTTGCATGTGTTGATAATGAATTTACCTTAAAAAGACTTATCATCGATGCAAAGGGATGCTGGCTTAAAGCTGAAAACGAAGGATATCCAGATATACATCCAGTGGATGGGCAAGAGTTTGAAATTTGGGGAGTGGTAACTAACGTTATCAAAAAGTTTAGATGAGATCACAAGAAGAAATATATGCTCTCATCGATGTAAATAATTGCTATGTAAGCTGCGAGCGTCTATTCAACCCTAAGCTTAAAGATGTGCCAGTAATCGTGCTCTCGAATAATGATGGTTGCGCTGTAGCACGCTCACAAGAAGCAAAAGACCTTGGCATCAAAATGGGTGTTCCCCTCTTCCAGATCCGCGATATTGTTGAGAAATATAATGTTCAGGTGCTTTCCAGCAATTATGCTTTATATGCAGAAATGTCACATCGCTTTCATTCAATTTTGGCTGACTACGTTGCACCAGGTGAACAGGAGATTTATTCAATTGATGAGTGTTTTTTAAGAGTCACTGCATACGCTGAAAACTATGATTTGACCGAATATGCTCAAGGTATGCGGCAACGTATTTTACAATGGGTTGGATTGCCTGTTTGCGTAGGGATTGGCCGGTCCAAGACGGAAGCAAAACTAGCTAATCATATGGCCAAGAAAGGAAAACGATTTAATAGTGTGTGCAATTTAGTGACCATGGATTCAAAGCATAGAGCTTATTTTTTAAGCCTGATTGATGTTTCTGAAGTTTGGGGCGTTGGTCGTAAACATAGCAAAAAGCTTAATACTCTTGGGATCAATACTGTGTTGGATTTGGTGCAGGCTGATCCACACCAGTTGGGTAAAATATTTTCTGTAGTCATGCAGCGAACAGTTATGGAGTTGCAAGGCACATCATGTATTGATCTTGAACAAGCACCACCAACCAAAAAACAGATCATTTCATCACGCTCATTTGGCTCTCGGGTGACAGATATAGAATCACTCTCTGAAGCAATGAGTGACTATCTTCAAAATGCAGTTAAACGCTTAAGAGAAGATAATTCATTATGTGGATGTGTGATTGCTTTTGCTCAGTCCAATCCGTTTGATAAGAGCAGACCTTTCTACAACAAATCGGTCAGTATTGGATTTCCAGAGCCTACTGACTCCGCTGCAGTAATGAACAGAGCTGTGATGAAGTGTATGAATGAATTGTTTTTAGAGGGTATTGAGTTTAAAAAATGCGGAGTGATATTGACTGCAATCGAGCCGAAGTCGACGCACATTTATGATTTGCTTTCTGACAGCACACAAATAGAAAAAAATGAAAAGCTGCAAGAAGCCTTGGAAAAAGTAAAAATTAAATTTGGTGATAAGAAATTAGCTATTGGCCCATGTAAAATGCATGGCAGAGCATGGGCAATGTCGAGACAAAATTTGACGCAGAATTATTTTAGTTGGGATGGGTTATTGACGATAAACGACTGATTGTCTATCGACCTAAATGTTAAATTTAATTTAAGAAAATCACTTCAATTTGATCAAATATTATGCGTGGAACTCCACATTTCACATAAAAACCCAATCAAAACTGATCAGGCTTTTATGAAACAGCTAGGTAAATGATTTATCTAAAATAATTCGACTATTTCGTATAAGGTGTATTATGTTAATTTTAGGAAAATTTAACTATTCTAATTTTTTGGAATCTTAATATTTATAAGAGTCAAATAATGCTAATAAAAGGATATTGGATTCTTTCCTTGTATGCACTGTTACTTATTGGGTGTACATCAAAGGATATTCCTCAAGAGGGGGAAATAGTGACATGGAAACAAAATCTAGAACTTATTGTTAAAGCTAAACTAGGGCCACGTCGCGAGCATATACCAGATCAATTCGATTATGAGTTTTATAAACCTGCACGAGAACATTATTTAGGTCAATTTGCCATAAACTATGTTCCTGAAAAATTTCCAACAATTATGCAAGGAGAAGCGAACAGTTTGCCGATGCCTGATTCGAATCGACAATTACAATTTGATTTAAAGTTAAGCAATTTAGATTTTCAAGCAACGGATGGATATTTGCCTGATCATGATGACCAAGTGAGAGTAAGGATTGAAGGTCTTACCATGGATATGCGAGCTGAAAATTTAGATACTCATAAGACATTTTTACAAAGAAAAGAATTTTTTGAAAAAAATTCAAAATTTGAAAAATATGGTCTGACTTGTTATCAGAGATTAGAAGCAGACTATTCCTTTAATTGTTATGGAAAATCTAAAGAGCCTGGCGTCAGTGGTGTTTTATTAAGTATACAAACTTTAGAAAGTTCAGTTGCACTGGAAAACAAGATTATTCCAATTAGAGGTGATAGTTATCAACCTAATAAATATGGCGGTATCTGGATTCAATGGGAAATGAACTTGAATAATTGGGATAGATGGCAAGAAATAGATAGTGCAATTTGGCGCTTATTAGGTACATGGAACTCTGCTCCACCATCTCAAGAAAGTAACTGATTTTAGTTTCATTTAACATAATGGTGCTTATACGAAAAAGCCCTCACTTGAGGGCTTTCTTATATGCATCAGCTAACTTCACATCATATTTATTGATTGCATAATTTCTGCCGTTATAACCTCTAGCAAACGCTTTCCAGTCTTTGTTCTTTAAAGCGCTGATAAGATTATTTACTTTGATGTATCGGCACATTGCGTCAAGCTGCGAGGCTTCATCCTTGTACATGGCATCAATGAATGACTGTAGTGATGCATAACCAAGTGCCTTCCAGTGATAACCCATCACTTGACCCAATCCCCACGAACACGATTCAAGCGCCACATCGCGATTAAGCTTTGATGCTCGGTCTAGTTTGTTGTGTTGCTCTGAAAATTTACCATAAGCACCTGGTGAAGAATTGCAAAGATCTGGATATAACCTGGACCATTCTTTGGATTTAGTTATCCAGTTGATTGCTTGAAGACCCTCATAGAATTTATGGCGCTCAAAAAGAATAACCGGCGAGCCATCAGTATTGAATCCTGATCCTTTGCACTCCACTTCCATTACTGCTTTTAAGGCCGCAACTTCAATACCGAGTAATTTTGCTTGATCAACAATTTGATCATTGGTGATTTTTTTACTCATTACATCAATAGCAATGCCAAGCATTACAGCAACATCATCGTAGGCGGTTGCAATTAACTTATCGGCAGCTTCAACCTGTTTCTGGGTAAGCTTTCCTCCGCTAATCTTGCGCAAGAAATCAAAAATTTGTTTCATGGATTACCACCATCTTTAACCAATTGAGGTTGTTTCACCAGTCGAGCCAATTGCCCTGTAATCACAAGGATTAAGCCCACCCACTTGATTGTTTGCGGTGACAAGAAAGAGAAATAATCAGCGGCGTGAATCATCCACCATGCAGTAATTTCACTACCATATGCAAACCACGCAGACAATAAAAAAGCGCCTAAAGCGCTTAATCGAATGGACCAGAATTTATACCACTGTCGGGCATTATCTACTAATTTCATTAGCGCTCTCTCTGTAATTGCGTTCATAAAGTTTGTTGCGGATTTCTTCAACCGTTCTTAAGAGTTGGTCAGACTGCTTTTCAAGAACCTGGATTTTTTGAGTGTTTTCCATGGATCGAGTAGTCATAGCATCGGTTTTACCCGTCTGGGTATTCCATGCGACTCCCAGGGCACCAAGTAAAGCAATCCCACCCCAGCGCACAATGTTGGTGGTGTTATCAATCTTTGTTTTACTTTCACTTAGTATTCGGATTTGAAGATCAACCTCTTTATGCTTTACTTCAGTGTCCTGGCGGATCTGCTTCATCTCGGCACGAAGGCTTGATTTGGTTCGATCTAAATCTTCTTCAAAACCATCTCTGGCCTTTTGTAAATCGTGTACAGTCTTTTGCTGGTCCTTTTGAAGTTGCTCAAACTGCACACTCATCCGGTCAATTTTTTGCGGTAAATCTGCCAATTTTTCCATGCTTTGACGTAACTGATTAATGTTGTCTGAAATTGCGTAAAGCTGGCTAGGTGTTATTGGTGGTGGATCAGTTGTGTAGTCATTGGACATGCCGCCCCCTAAATTTTGGTAATAAAAAAGCACCCCGAAAGGTGCTGTTGTTTGATTAACTTTAAACTTCTATTTCTGAATGCGATCCACTTGGCGCAGGTCGCAAAATGACTTGATTGGCAATAAAAACTCGGGCACCTAAATTATAGGCTGTACCGGATGTGCACAGCACTGGACCAGATCCACCATCAATCTGCACCCGGTATTCCGGATACTTTACTGATGTAATGGTGCCGATATACTCTGCATGGGTTGGATTTAAAAGCTTTCGTAATTCAAATAAAGGATTAGTCACGGCTGATACGCTCCACTGTAATGGTTTCATTTACTTTTGCATGGGAAAAGCTGCCACTCACCCCATCAATAACACCCCACCACTGACCATTAAAAGCAATGGTTTTACCTGGTAGCATCTCGCCAATATCGAAGCTTACCGGAATATCCGAAAAGGTGTGCAACTCCTGAATATTGGCTTTCACCAGTTCATTTTTACCGTAACTGGCACCTGATACCACGTTAAATAATGGTCCTGTAACTGTTTCAAGCGGTACATCACCTGAGGTACCGCGCTGCTGTACTTTCAGGCTTTCACCGCTGCGGCTATTTACTATAGTAATCGCATTAAAGTCAGCAATGTATTCATCGTTCTGTTTGATATTCTGCTGCATGACCATACTTTCAGATAGCAAAATATCGTAGTCATCCACAGTCATCGCATCCCAATAGCCTTTCTGGTACCGCGGTAAAATAGTGAGCGTATTGCTTGATTTCTGGCTATAGATAAATCCACCACCTGCCTCAACCACCTGTTTGATTGCATCTATTGATGCGAGTTCTGCATAACTCAGACTTTCAACCGGTACGATCCAGCCCAGTTCATCAATCAGTTTCCAATCCAGAGTAGTATTGGATTGTGCCCGATCCAGTTCAGCTTGAACCAATTGAACAGATGTACGTTCATTATCCTGAATGAATGAGCGTGAAGGCTCATATTTATCAGAATTCAATGCAGTCACACTTCGGCCCGGATAGGTATATAAAACGCTGGCAAAACGTCGAGTTTCTTCCGGGTCCTCAAGCAGGATATGATGTTCATAATCATTAATCATGACTTTTAGAATCACTGGCTGACCATTAATCGACTGTAGCTTTTCTTTTTCAGTATGAGCCACAGTGATTGAATAGGTCCAGCACCACTGTGATCGACTGGTACTGTATGTGCCATCAATGACTTGGATCTTCTCACCAGTATCCAATCGCTCGGCTGTTAATACATTCACGATATACCACCAGTTTCGTTTCGGCAGTGCTGGAATACAGTCATCTGCACCAAAATTTAAAACAACATTGTGTGAATCAACGTCATGACATAGGCAAATAAAATTTAAATCTGTACCGCCTTCATATTTGGGTGTTTCAGGCTTTGGCCATGGTAAAACCGGATGTTTGCGATAATGAATCGCTTTGGCTTTATCCCATGGCAGATCTGACTTGGTGATAATCTCAAGGCTTTTACCCCATTCAAACGAGAAACGCTTTTCAAAGACCTGTGCTACCTCATGCGAGTAAGTAAAAGTCTTGCGTCGGCGAATCATCTCCTGCCACACAGTTTCACGGTTATGGCGCAGCTTGATTGTTTCTTCATGCAAGTAGCGCTGATGAATAAAGCGTTTATCGCCCTCTTCCCAAACAATATAAGCATCAGAACTTAAGCCGGTGGCTTGCTCATGCAGAGATCTAATCGCTCGGGTTAATGATCCTGCTTGTTCATACTGAATATTTGCCTGATTAGAAATCACCAAGCCCTGATCATAAAAAAGAGCCTCATTCGAGACTCTTAATATTGGTTTGGCCCACGATATTTCTGTGGTGCTCAGACACGCAATGGCCTTCTGATATCGCATATTAAAACCATAAGACACACCGACCAGATGATTGATATCGAATAACGCTTTAACTTCAAATTGAAATTCAGTATCTAAAACGGTATCAATCGTGCACAGGTTTTCACTAAATACCGCTTCGACTTCAAAACTAAAACTGGTGTCTAAAACCGTATCAATCTGGCCAATTACATCAGTATTTTCTTTAAAGACTGCAACAACTTCAAAGCCGAATCCAGTATCAAGCACTGTGTCAATGACTGCAGTATTTGCACCACTGTCGGCATAAACTGCGGTGATTTCAAATGAAAACTCAGTATCAAGTACCGTATCAATTATTGAAGATACATCATCCCCAAAATTGAGATTGGTTGTGCCATCGGCCAGATGCTCAAAATTCAGAATGATGTTATGGCTGTCGGTATTATCAGGCTTAAAGTTTAAGTTTAGGTTGTGAGCATCAACGGTGCCGAGCTTATTTTTAAAATCCACATGAGCACCCTTTAATCTAAGGTCTGAGTTTAATTGATGTCACCGACAGCGTTCCGCCAAGGGCTAGATTGGTATTGGCCAGCGCAATATCGGTGCCTACCGTCAGATCCGCAGCCACTTCACCAGCACCGTTATAAATTCGTGCCCAAGTGGCGGTCCCGGTTTTAATTACAGTCGCTGTATCTGCTGGATGTAACTCCACATAAGTAGCAGTGGTTTCTTTGATACACGGTTCAGGAAATGTGAGTGTCACCAAAGCATTGTTTGAATCTGCGGCAATAGCAGGGCTGGCAGACTGCGTACCCTCATAAAAAATAACGGTAGCACTTTGGCTACCGTTATCCATAAAACTGGCAAAGGCTTGAATCATGGTAAGCCGAGCATTGATAGATGTTTTACTCATTTTGGCACCACATTATCTTGAATGACTGCGTTAAATTGAGACGCTGGATGGTGAGCAACCACAAAGTACTTATTATTGACTAAATGATTAAACTCATAAAATCCATTTTGATTGGTGAGAGTCTCAGACACAATATGTCCCGAGCTTTTTTCAAATAACCGAACTCGACAAGGTAGTAGTTTCCCAAGCTCGGCTATGCTGCCTTTTATTGATAATCCATGAAAATTTACAAGCACAACCCCATTAGCATGCAGTGCCGAAACAGGGTTTAGTTTTAATAACATTATATACCCCCTACCTTTACAATGATTTGACCCTTATAACCTGCCACACCCACCCCAACAGCAACATTAATTGCTACGAACAACTCTTTGTTTTTTTCTATCGCCTCTAGATTTAAATAGGGTTTATCTTGGAAAAGCCAGTAAAAGCCTTTTAATATCCCTCTCAACACATCATCAAATAAAAATACTGGCGCAAAAGGCACCACATTGGTTAGTGATGTGTCATTTATATAATTAAAACGCCCAGACTCTATACTGCTTGAAACACCTAATGATAATGTTTTAGCTAAAGTGTGATTGGGTTGATTGTCATATCGACGCTGAAGCAAGGTTGCCCCTTGAACACTAGTTGAGCCCAGTCCTGTATATCTTGTTTTTGGTTGTCTGTCTGCAGCAGTAACCCCTAGTTCTATTAATGATGATGAAAGAAAAGAATTGGCTGTATCAATATTTAGCAAACTATCAAATACACCAAACCCGTAAGTTGCTGCAAATGAATCGCCAGCCATTGTTGTTGGGAAGATATAGAAATAATCCGAATCCCCAACCACCACCCACGATCTGCTACCGGATGTAGGGATGCCTGACTCACTCGTGGAAGAATAAAAGCTACCTTCAAGAGCGTAATACCATTTCGACCATCCATTTACAACATTTGAATCACTACCACTTGCTATCCAATTCCTACCAGGATTGCTACTATCAAAAGGAGCCTGCACCCCAAGCATTGTGTTGATGTCAGTCATATCTTCAACAAGACCGACTTTTGCATATTTTGCATAAGTTACTGTATATGCAGGGTCAAGCTCATCAACAACTCGCAAAAAAGGACGACTCGGCAAAAGCAAGTTTTTAGAGCGATATGCTGCCTTGCCACCGCCACTTGGATTACTGCTTGAAAATGGTTTTTCCCAACCCAGTGGTGGCAATGATGCAGAGACTGTTCCGGTTGCTTGACTAACACTTGGCACAAATGCCAACTCAAAGGTTACGCTCTGTGCGTTTGGCACAGTTAAAATACGGTGTTCACCATTAAATTCTGACTGCGCTGCACCTGTGATTTTAATCACTTGATACTGCATTAAATTATGGGCAGAGCTGAATAGCGCTGTGATTGTGGTGCCTGATGCTGTGAGTGATGATATAGGACCAATATTAATACCGTTCACTAAGCAGGCATCTAGAACACTAATCATTGATCCAAATGCATTTTGTAATTGCGGTGCGTTGCTATTGGTATGTACATAAAATTTGATATCTGTACTTGCGACCATTTTTATTTACTCATAAAAAAGACCGCATAAAGCGGTCATATTTGATTTAAATTTTAAATAACGCGGTCAATGTCACCACGCAGCATGATCTGGAATTGATCTGAAATTACAGCCGGCTCGGATTGCTTCACGGTTCGAATCACCCATACCGGGAAGTTTGAAGCTACAGTATTGAATCGCAGGACGTTGCCATTGGCCCAGCCTGCACCCCAGCCTTCTTTCTTGATGATGAAGTAAGGCACACCAGTGACCGGGTTGATTGGTGCATAGTTTGCATTAGTTGTGCCTGTGCCAATCTGGCCAGAGTATTCGCCAATGCATCGGAACGATTGTGCATCAGTGAAGATCAATGCCCAGCGCTCCTGAATCGCACCTTTATTCGTCATCTGGAGTGGATAAAGCGAGTCATTGTAATTTGCTAAAATCCCGGCACCCGTTGACTCATCAACCCATACATTACTCCACGAACCTTGCACAAACTTACGTGTGTAACGCGCCTGCATATCACCAATGACTAAAGCAGATCCAACAATGGTATCGACTGCATCATAGTTATGCGTCAGTGGCTTGGTAAAGGTTAACTGACCATTGATTTGCACATCACGGATCAGACCCATATCTTGATAGCGATATTTCATTGTTAGAGGTGCAACCAGATTGCCCAGTACAAAATCACCGCCCAGCATCACGCGACCATAGTCATAATCAACCGTGTACAAATCAAACGGTACTTTTATACCGTTAGCATCTTCAAGTTCGGCCCACGAAATGCGCTGATCACCCAAGTCGTAGGTTGTGCCTGCAATCGCACTCGGTAGTTCTAGGTTTTTGCTTGAACTGACAATCCCGATACCACCAATGCGAAAAATCGGCACTCGACCATCAATCGGCAAGCGTGTTGCTGATAATCCCAAGATTTCTGAATCTAACGGAATATAAGTGTAAGCCACTGCGTTATAGCGTACCGATGAAGCATCGACCCATACCGGAATGTTGATATAGGTATCAGCGGCTTCCTGATATTCCAGTAATGGGTCATACCAGTTATTTGCTTCAATTTCAGTACGGTTGGCTTCAGTAATTTTGGTTTTGATGTAGAAGTAAATCGTGACAAAACCGTTTTCCCAGTTCACCTGTCCGTGCGCACGACTGGTTTCAATTACGCCATTTTCATCAGCTGTCAGTGTTAGTTGACCATATTCAAGCGTTCCCACCACCACCGTTAAAGATTGTGGCCGGATTGGCATAATCGGTGTTCTAAAACTGATTTTATTGACCGGCAATAAGTCAGTGGTTGTAGTCAAGGACTCTAGTGCAATGGTGTTATCTGCATTCGGTGTCCATGAATCAATTTCAACAATCCCGGTACCATACTGGATCACACCAGACTGAATCCCACTGTTATTTGCAGGATTCACGTTTCGATATAGCAAACTAGTGCGATCTAGAAAAGTATCAACACCGACTTTAAAGCGTGCTGAACCTGTCAAGATCTGTTCATTAAAGCCAGAAGACAAATCCAGACGCAGCTTATCACCGGTCACGATTTTAGAGCTAGAATTTAAGCCAGAGATATCGCGGAACTTCACCGAAATATCAGTGGATTGGTACGCTTTTAACGTAAGTTCCTCGCCTTCAATTTTAGAAGTCTGCGGTAAATAAAAAGACATACAACCTCACTTAAGCCGTTCCATATACGGTTGTTGGTATATAAATTTGAATAAATTCTTTTTTGATTAAGACTGGCGTAACCTCAACGGCCCCGCTGGTGTAATCAATCACTCCCTGAATATCGCCAGTATTGGTAATCAGATTTCCTGTGCTGCTATTAATTGGTACATCGGTCAGAATTACTGTTCCTGCTGCATCTTTTACTGAATGATTTACAGGAATAGCCAGCTCAACACTATTGGGCTGAATGGCTGCACCAGTACCGATGGTAAAGCTTAGCTTTTGATTACTATCTGGAGATATTGCCGACTTGGTTTGACCAAGCTGAGTGCCAAAGTTATAAATTATCGTAAACTGGGTGTTTTTCTGCGGCAACTTATTTGGAATGATCTTGCCAATACCGATGGCATAGTTGATTTCGCCAACAGCATCCCCAGTAAACTTGCCTTGTGCATTGCTGATTGCTGTTTTTGCTTCACCTTCCAGCAGCCAGTTCACAGTCACCCCAGGAGCAATACCGGTTTGCCCTAAATCAAAATCAAACGCAGCTTTTTCAACACTTAAATTAGAGCGCACGAAAGTGACAATCGGTGTGCCCCAGTTGAGCAGGATCGGTGTATTTATATCAGGTAAAGCGCCCGTAGTGAGTAACCATGATCCAGTTTCATAATTGATCATGCCTGAACCAAAGGATGGACTTGAAGCCTTTAACTGGCCTGAGCCATCATCTTTAAGTTCATAGAACTTGCCTTGCGACATATATGAAATAGAAAGGCTACCCGGTGCAGGAATGGGAACTACAACGCCGGTCCAGTTGGTGCCCTGGTTATTCTGAGTGACCGGAATGGCATCACTTTGGTAATACTGGTTCGGTACAGCTGCAGGCTTAAATGTGATATTTAAGCTCATAGTTCCGGTCGGAGCCGCTGCAGTCCACTGAATTAGTCCACGCTGATAATCAATCGTGCCGACCTGAGTGCCTTGAGTGTTTTTAAGCAATCCACCTTGGTCGGTAATCTGCTGACCTTGCAATGTGAAAGCTACACTTGAGGGAATCACTGCAGAACCGATATAAAGATTCTGACTGACTCCAATCACCATATTCGGATAGTTGGCCGTAATCGTGCCATTGTTACCTGCCACCAGTACTACACTTTCACCGGCAGCATTGACGTCAATGATCGGGGTTTCGGTCTGAGCCGATGGGATCAGTTGGGCAAAGATACTTTTGGCATTGACGGTAAACTCACCCACACCCGCATCAGAAGCCAACGCTGTAGATGAATAGTACAGGCCGGTATCAGCAACAATGGTATCGCGGATGATGGTCTTGGATTTCTCACCGTTGTACCACTGACGAGCAGACAACCCTACAAAATCAACTTCCAAGGCATCATTTAAGGAATAGGTGGCAATCTTATACTCAACATTTTTGCCGTCAATAACCATAATGGCAGTACGTGTTTCAACCTTAGTGATACGAACATACTGTTCATGCTCTAAAACCTTGCCCTCATCACTAATCAGCACAATGGTGTCACCTACAGAGCTTTCAGTTTCTTGTGGAAACATCGCCACTTGCAGTGATGACATGCCCTGCCAATGGGTATCCAGTGGTGTACCGGCAATCTGCCCGCCTTTAGCCAGATAGTTCTCTAACCGGTTCTGGGCAGACTGACGTTCATCGGTCCAGTTCTTGGTACTGAAAAGCAGTGCTGAGACGTTTGGATTCTTCGGTAGTTCAGAGATAAATACCGTTGTACCCATCAGTAAATCAGTATCTTCAGTCGTGACCGCTGGAAAGATCTTGCGCATGGAGACATCCCCCATGGTCCCATCCATCTCTGAAACATCATTAAACAGGTTATTGCTGATCCCATCTTGAACCACGACACCAGAATATTTACCACCACCATCCGAGTTATCCGTCAAGCGTTCAGACTTGTAAATCACTAAATCTTTGGTTTCAATCGCCATCGTTTAACTCCGTAAAGCGCAAGGTCACGTTGTAATAATCATCCAGTGATACCGCTGGAATCCCTTTCACCGGATCAGCCTCTAAAGCGCCATCCTGATGGTTGAATTTGACTGTAAATTGCCGGTTGTCATGAGGCTGCTCAAACTGGAGTTTAAAATTCTCATCCTGCAGCTTGGACCACTCTAAAACAGTCCGTAATTCACGCAGCTTGATCCACCCCATACTGGTGTTTGCCGGCTGCAAAGTAATTGGGCGACCGGACTTCTTTTTACCTTCCTGAATATGCAAAGTGCCATCGATGGCATAGCCTTGATTCTGCTCAATGGCCTTCCATGAGAATTCATCAGGCCATAAAAAACCGTCCTCTAGTGGGACGGTCTCTGATGTTGCTAAGCGAACGAGTTTCATGTTGATTTCGCCTGTGTTTTAAGTTGGTTGATCAATTGATTCATCATGGATTCCTGTTCTGCTGAGCCTGATAATGAAAGTGTCTGACCACCAAAGCTAATGTTGTAGTTGACTGATTTTGAGGCATTGGCCGTTGGAGTGCTGGGAACAGGCGTACTCACATTAGGCGCAAGACTATTTATATCAACCGGTTTGGTTGAAGGACCTGTGGAAACAAGATTGCTGGCCGTCATCTGGCGAAGAAGGTCATTAATCTTGTTGGTACCGTGCTGAGTGGTTAAGCCTTTAGCAGCAGCTGCATCGAACTCTTGATTAATTAGTGCTTTTATTCCCAGGTTGCCATCTTTACCCAAACCGTCCTCTTTAGCAGCGCGATCTGCTGCCATCGCCTCAGACCAAATAGTGCCAGCAAGTTTCTCAGCCTCTTTATCGCTATAACCCTTACTTTTAAGCTGTGATAAAACATCAGCTTTACTGTAAGAGTTATAGTTATAGATACCATTGCTGAGTGATTTGCTTTGCCTTTTCATTTCAGCGTCAAACTGTTTGGAAGCAGCTGCAACCGCATCACTCCATGCCTCAGTAGAAGACTTGGCTTCTTCACGTGCAATATTCCCTGTATGACGGTATCCATCGCCGATTCTTTCAGCCGAGTTTCTTACACGGTCATTGGATTTAGACCATTCGTCCATGGTTTTAACAACAGCTTTACCTGTGCTGTCGATTTGAACTTCAAGATTACGACCAGCATTGGCTGCATTTGTGGAGGCTATTACCCCCGCATCACCGGATGCTGCAGCAGACTGAGCAGCTTTTTCATAAGCTTTTTGAACACCTTCAGCAGTTGCTTTTCCGCTATCCCGGATAGTGATGTAATCCATTAATGCTTGTTGAGCTGCAAGCTTCAGATTTTCTCTGGTCTCAATCCCAAGACGCTTAAAAGCTTCAGTAACCGGATCAATATCATCAGGAAGTTTTTGAGCTTGCAATTTAATTGCAATTAAACCTTGCTCAACTTGAGATGTAGAAACCTGGCCTTGGTCACCAAACTCCTGAAGCTTAGCTTTGGCAGCATCAACTTCAGCTTGGCTTTTAGCTGCTTCTAGCCATTTTAACCATGCTTCATAAGTAACATCACCGGCCTGTTTACCCGTAACTCCCAGACCTTCTAAACCAGCTACAAAACTATTAACATTGGCTTCACCTGCTTTAAATTTCTCTGAAACTCTATTTAAAGAAACATCCAAATCCAGCCCTAACGCAGTAGCAGCTTTTCGAGCTTTATCTGTGGCATTGCCTTGGTTTTCGGTAGCTTTTGCACCGTCATCCATGGCTTTTACGATAACCTTCCCAGTGCTATCAAATTCAGCTTGCAAACCCTGTGCTGCTAGTTGAACATTTAGTACTTTGAGTTGCGCCATACCTGCAGCATCTGCAGACTTAATCATTGCACTAGCTACAACTTGTGCAGCTTGGATTTTAGCTTCAGTAATTTTTTGACTTTCAGCCTGATAAGCCTTTTCCTTTGCATCTATCTCAGCAAGACCCTTTACAGCTAAATCTATTGCAGCTTGATTGCCAGATTTACGCGCCTCAAAAAGCTGTTGCTCGGCTTGAATGCGCTCATCACTTATCGCTTTGTAATCTGTCCTATGTTTTTCCTCTTGAGCTTTTAATTGGTTAAGGGTTTGCTGGCTATTAGCGACTCGTTCGGCATTTTTTTCAACCTCGGTTTTACGTATATCCTCAATTGCTGCTTTTGTTGCCCCTTTGCTTTCAAGGGCAAGCCTATTTGCTTCTGAAGCATTTTTTTCAGCTTGTCTAAATAACGCATCAGATGCATTTTGAGCTTGTGCAGCCAACGCATCAAATCCGAGAAAATCAAGTACGGATGCGCTAAGTGAATAAATACCGCCTGAAATAAATTGAATTCCAGCAAGAAGTAATTTAAGCGCAATATTTAGACCTGTAGCTGCATCTGAAACTACGCCTAGAGCAATTTTAAAAACATTAAATAGTGTCGTTAAGCCACTTACATCTTCTTTACCATTTAGAATGGCATTAAATAGAGGTGCAATAGCATCCAAAGTTGATGTAAAAGCACTCCATGCTGTTTCGGCGATGCCAGCCAAGTTGGAAATTAAGCTTTTAACAGTGTCATATACTGCTGATAAAGTATTACTCAATGCTTCAATTGTAGAAGGATCAACCTCAGATAGCTTCTCTTGGAACCAACCAACTCCGGCAGCTACATCATCAAAAAATAACTTTAGAATCCCTAAATTATCAGCAATTATTGATAATGCATTTGCCACAGTTGCACTTGACCCATTAGCTTGATCCATTTCACCAATAAGAATTTGCCATTGTGTTGCAATCTTTTGTAAGGCGTTGCTGATGGTAGTTGGGAATTTATCATAGGTTTTTTGAACCTCGCTCGCTTGAGACTGAAGAGCCTTAACTAAACGTTCAGCACCTAATTCACCATTCTCAGCCATCTTCCGGAGTTCACCGGTAGTCACCCCAAGCCCTTTGGCCATGGCACTGGTTAGACCCGGCGCTTGCTCCATGATGGAGTTAAATTCATCTCCACGAAGAACACCAGACTGCAATGCTTGGATAAATTGCTGCACTGCAGCTTCACTTGCTTGCGCTGAACCACCACCGATTTGAATTGCCTGGTTAATTGTTCTGGTGAGATCTAACGCTTGTTGTTGCGTCATCCCCATTTCTTTACCAGTATCATTAATCTTTGTAAAAAGATTACCGGTAGCATCAAGGCTTGAATTTGTTGCCAGTGCTACCTGATGGACACCTGCAATTGCCTGCTGGAAGTTACCACCTTCACTCGTTGCAATACTGATACGAGTGGAAAGATTTGTGTATGAATCGGCTGCTTGAGCAAGTTCACGAATACCCAAACCAATACCAAGCGTAGCCATAGCACCAACAAGGGCGGTAACAGCGAGCTTGGTAACATCCATCCCTTTGGATAAGGTACCTATCCCAGCATTGGCTTTATTTGCGGAGGTGTCTACGCCATCCAATTCACTTTTTAAACGTGCAATTTCTTGTTCAGTAAGCCTGGTCACCCGAGCAACTTCTTCAGCCGGCATTTTACTATTGGCTTTAAAGTCCTCAAGCTTTCTGCTTAAGTTCGCAATCGCATCATTAATTACTGTAGGTGGTGCTTTACCAAGTGCAGCGTAAATCGCATGTCCTGCTTGTGTGGCGCTGTTCGATGCTTTGTCTGTACTACTACTTACCCTTCCCATTGCTGTAGAAGCTTTAGTCTGAAAATCTGTATAAGCACTTTTCGTTAAAGACAGTGCATCCTCAAGTGCCCCAACCTTATTACTTGCCTCTGTAAATTTTCCCAATGGCACAGCATCAGTGCTTTGACTAAGGGCTTTCAGCTCATTTGTAGCTTGTTGTAATTCCCTTTCAAGTGTGTTTATTGAGCTTGCACCCAATTGGCCAACACGCTCAATTTCCTTTGCTGAAATAGAGGCGCCATTACCCATGCTTTCAATAGCACGACTAGCAGTCTGAGCTTCGCCTACTACACCAGTTAAATCCACAGAGCTAAACTGCTGAATCTTGTTAATTGCTACCTGGGTTGCATTATCCACACCCTTCATGGCATTTACAGCAACACCTTGATAGTAATTAAAGGCACTGGATGTTTCTCGAATGGCATCCTGAATACTTAAAACACGTCCTTTGGCAATTTCAATATCCTGCAAGGTACCGTCAGTGCTTTGCAGTCTAACCAGTTCAGCCTGAGCTGCTTTAAGTACTAAATTTAGCTCATTGAGGCCTTGCTCACCTGCACTGGACATTGCACGCAATTCGCCGGCACTGATGGTCGACTTATCACCCAGAGCTTCAATTTCCTTTGCAGCTATAAAGAATTTATTTCCCAGCATTTCTGCAAGTTGAACAGCATCGCCCGGGATAGCCTCACTAATTTCAAATCCAGCACGTTTGGCATTCTCTCCTGCATTTTCAGCAGCATTCGACAATCCAGCCAAGCTATCTTTGGCTTCTTTCGTGTTTTTATTAAGCTTATCTGGAACGATATCGCCAATTGCTTTTGATGTTTCTGCCGAGGAGGTTTTTATATCTTCTGATTCTTTCTTTAGTACCGATATAAAGGCTTCCCACTTATCTTTAGATGCCTTGGTACCGCTATCAAATCCCTTGGTATCAGCATCCATTACCAGTTTGAAGGTGAGTTCTTTTCCAGCCATGATGACCTCTAAATTTCAGGCATAAAAAAACCACCGAAAGGTGGTTGAGTTTAGTTTTAAAAAGCATCCTAGGATGCTTATCTTTTTACTCTTGTATCAAGGTTAAAATACTATTTTCAAAGAGAATATCTAATCATTTGATAAGAGTTACATTCATCTTATTCCCTCAATTCCTCAAAGAACTTTTTAAACTCTTTGGTATTGGCATGATGTGCTGATCGAATCACATTCGATAAATACTGCAGTTTATTCTTATGGTCTTTTTGCGCTGATTTTAAGTATTGATCAAATGCACCATACGTCATATTCATAATGTCATCAGGACGATGGCCAGCACTGATTAAGTACTGGAATGAATCGAACCATGTTGATTCAGCGGTTTGCTTCTTGGCTCCACGCTTTGGCTTTTCGTATTTAAAATAAGCCTGGTTGACTAGAAGCACAGCTTTGAGCAATTCTTTAAAACCCTGCTCATCAACAGCAAGTTCGACCAGTAATTCATTATCCAGTTCAGTAACACATGCAATTGTTGAAATGACCTGAACGCCATGAACTTTGAATAGCTCTGTCAAAATCATATCTGAATGATTTTGGTCTTTAATGAAGTTTTTAAGCGGTTCTGCATGTGTAGCCCAGATATCAAAGTCTTTCATTTGGATTTGACGAACTTCGATGTCATTAATCCGGATACTTCGATTTGTTGCTAAGAAAAAATCATTCATGGTGATATCTCGGGTATAAATTTTAGGTATTAAAAAAGCACCCGAAGGTGCTTTTATTTAATGACAATGTCTTTCGCCAGTGCTTCTTTCATTGTGACAGCCATCGCTTGCTGTCCTGCCACTGTGTGAATAAGCCATAGTTGTAACTAAAGTCAAAAGTACTAAAGCTATAATCTTGTCCAAAATACCCCCTACATATTAATGTATGAGATTCATTTATAGCTGAAATAGGTTATTTATCAAACTTTTTAAATAACCAATCTTTAACCAAATTAACTAAAAAAATCATTAGATAAGTGTTCTTACATAAATCTTATAAGATGCCGCTCTAATTCTTAATTATCTTACATTTACAGACATTGCTCATACGCACTAAATTAATTTATCACTTTACACTGGATTTAAGTTTTAGAAACGTAGAGGAAATTCAGATGAAAAAGTATTCAAAAATTCTATTACTGACCATATTTGGCTTCACTGGTACAGTAGCTATTGCAGAAGAAATCCCACCCGAAGCCACTGCAGCTGCAGAGGCACAACAGGCTGCATTGGATTACCAACAAGATAATCAATCTAAAGCACCGAATGAATAAATTTGAGCCCTCAAATAGAGGGCTTTTTTTAGAGCTAAATAAACTAACTCCATCTTCGCTTGCACGTGTTCTTCCATGCAAACTCAAAGTTTTCTGGATCGGTAAAACCTTCTATAAGAACTATATTCTGATCTACCATAATGAAACGCTTAAAGCCAGTGTAGGTATCGCGCTTTTTTATGTAATTAACTTCCCCGCACGCTCCTACTTGATTTCGAAATATTACTAAATCTGGGCCTGGTAATGATTTTCTAAGAAATTCTCTAGAATCCTCTTGTTGCTTTTCTTCTAGCGCTCCAAGAGTGGATATTTGATTATCTGCTTCAACTTTGCTGCAACTCGCCATACCCATTGCAAGTAACAGTAAAATTTCCTTCTTCATAGTCCTTCCTTTTCTTGATGACCCACCTTACCTTTATTTTTCACATAAAAAAACCACTCCGAAGAATGGTTTTGTAGAGTTATGTTTACACTAATTAAACATTTGCCCAAATTGGTGAATAACCAACATAAGAGCAAGAGCTGAAGATGATGTTACGAGCATTTCTACTGTATTCATTACGATTCCCTCCTGCTTTTTATTGTTCTAATTTTATACATCATCATAAGAATTATTATCAATACTAAATAAATGGAATAAGTAAAAAATTATGACAAATTTCAAGCATTAAAAAAACCACCTTTCGGTGGTCATAACTTATACAAATATATGTCAGATTAAATCGGAATAGTTGTAATAGTTCTTTGTAGGTGGGAAATAATTATCATCCCAAAAATTAAAAATGTTAGAGCAATTGTTGTAGAGTTATATATTCGCATTTATTCACTATCATATGTATAGGTTCACAAGATACCTAACTACTGTTACAAAAGCAAACAACTTATTATTTTTAAATAATTTTTAGATAAAAAACCACCCTAAGATGGTTTTTCACCCGACTCTCCAGCCGTTTCCGACTCTCATCGATAAAAATATTATTTAGGCTAAACAGGCACAAAAAAAGACGCTAATGCGCCTGTGGGGTTCTTTGTGCCTGTTTGGGTTAGACCGCTGCCGGAATTGTCACTACATGACCATAGAGACCTAATGCCGGATCTGCTTCTTTTGTTACATCAGATAAAGCCTGACCTGAAATTTCATATTGTCCTAATTCTTCATGAATCAATGGGAACGTCGTTTCTGGTGATTTTTTAGTACGCCATAGTGTTACAGCCACATGCTCACCGTTCGCAGTATTAATCCCTTTAAAGAAGAGCTCATACTCTTTTTCAAAGTCGGATGCTAGTGTGGTATGTGTTACTGCACCAGTCGTATAACTCGCAAGAATCGGCATGGTGAGATCAGCCACATCATTAAAAATAACAGTACCGAATTTAGCATCCAATGTGTAATCTTCAACGCTAACCGTTTTAGGCGTACCACTGGTTGAATCCTTGAATGAAACCGTTTTTAAGTTATAACCATCCAGCTTGATTTCTTCACCTGCAACCACAGTACCCAGAGACACATCAGCTTCTGTTTTTGTTGGTACGGCATGTGTCATACCAGAGAGAATATATTCCATGTTTTCTGGATTAACTTCTTCGAGTTGCCCCGAGAAATTAACTGAGGTCGCATTGATCATGGTGAAATCAGTGGTACGCTTACCAGTCATTGATTCTTTATGCTCAATAACATCAGCACCGATTTCAAGCTCAAACTCTGGCACGTTACCCAGATGGCGCATTGCACCAGCAACACCATTCACAAGCTCAGATAAGTAAAACTTACCTTGCAGCGAGATATAATTCTTTTTAGCCATTACTTTTCATCCCCTGTGGTTTTCTTGGCTGGAGCAGCAGTTTTCACTTCAGGTGCTTCCTGAATTGTGCCATCAGTCAGCAATTTCTTAATTTGGGCATCACTTAACCCACCGACTACATCGCCTTTTTTAAAGCGGCCGACAGGCTGAGTTGCCTTGTATTGTTTCGCCATAACTGGCTCCTAAATGAATTTTTGTGATTCAAAGATAATGGTGATGTAGGCAAAGCCCGGACTATATCCATCACGGACAGATAAAAATTCCAATTCTTTACGTGATCCTTCAGGCTTCCAACCTGAAAGCAGCTCAATAACCTTTTCAGTTAAAAGGCCCGCCTCATCACTTACAGCTCGTCCATCTGTCATCTGTGATTGAGCATTGCGACAGGCAACTGTGACCGCCCATTGCTGGCCGATCTGGTTCATAGCACCCTTACCAACACTGGATTTTTTATCGATACGAACAAAGTTGACGTGAGCTGATGGTGTAATCTGTGACATCTCAGTCACGCTGACTGAGTTAAGTGGTGTGTAAATTCTTAGAAATTCTGGAATCTCTTTCAGTTTTTCTGCAATTTCATCACGCACTGCGAAGAAGGTGCTCATCTATAAAACTCCCAACAATATCCAAAACCATGGCTTCATCTTCCGCATTTATGCCGAGTTGTGTTCGAGGTGGTAAAACCGATTGCTTGACCTTACGATACTGCCCTCCGACTGCAAAAGTAATGTATTGACCATTCTTAGGTAGAATAGTTGCGCCAAAATGTAGATAAGGTGCGTACACAACATCTGTACCCACCTCAACACCATTAACTAAGACATTGTGCGTGTAGGAATTCATCAAGCGACCTGTATCACGTAGCGTTTCACCGCCTTGCATACGAGCGCGCCAAGATATCTTCCATGGATTACCATCAACATCAGTACCAGTTAAAAAACGGTGCTGAACACTACTCACAAGCCCTGCACCAATCTCATCAAACAACTGGCTCTTCAATGAATCAAAATTACCTAATTGCTTAAGCACTGCCTCAATTGGGGAGCTATCAGCTTCAATGGTTATTGCAAAAGCCATAAACACCTCACTTCATGCTAGGCATCAGGTCTAAAGTGGCATCACCAAAGACACCACCGGTATAACTTGTACCGATTGGCGCAGTTGAAGGCCTACCTTTGGGTTGGTCATCGCTGATTTGGTTACTGGTGTCTAGAATTGCCAATGAATTTTTGCCATCACGCACACCCTTTAAGAAATCTATCGCCATCCTGTAACGGACTACGGTAGCTTCGGGCGCCTCTTCGAAATAAAGTTTATAACGAGCAATTTCACACACTATTCGCTTCAAATTGTTAGGCACATTTGGCAGGGGTAATGGGTAGCGTACTGCTAGATATCCATCCACTTCTTCACAGGCATCTTGCAATGCTGTTTCTAATGGATCTGGAACATCAGCGGGAAACATGAGTGCAAGACTAAGTACGTTTTCACCAAATCTAGCGACTAAATCAGCTTTAGTCGCATACATAGATCACCTACTTGGTTTCATCTGCAGGTTTTGAATCTGCTTTAGGTTTTGCAGCAGGTTTCGCCTTTTCAAGCTCAGCCACTTTCGCCTTAAGCTCAGCATTTACCTGATCTGATTTGACCTTTTCATCAGTCATCAGCTTGTTTGCTGCTGTTAGCTCAGCATTAGCCTTTTCAAGCTCAGCTAAACGTGCAGATGTACCATTCTCTTTAACATCTTCCGGCTCTTGATATTCCTCAATAGCTCCAGATGCTAAAAGGGCCTGAAGTTGTTTAGCTTCAAGCCCTTTGATTTCATCACCCGGTCGAAAGTGACCTAGCGATTGTTTTGCAGTGTACTTTGACATGTATTACTCCTTAAACGAATCCGCGACCGCCGACTAAACCGTTTTTGTTATTCGGGATTGCAAGTGGTGATGATTCAGCAAGCATTTCAATACTTGAAGGATTTTTCTTTTGATCTTGCGTTAAGAAAAATTCCAAAGCTTGGCCAAATGCTTCTAAATTCTGAATTGCACAGTGTGCGATCCAGCCATTAGCATCATTAATTATGCCAAAGAAATCTTCAGGAATAAAACGTCCAGCTTCACCATCCATATTGTGTTGGACGTCATAAGTCCAAATTTCAATATTATCGATCGCGCCTCGGAACTGCGGTTTATCTTTATGATCAAAGGATGGAGTTAAAGGCACACTAATACCTGCATACGGCGCAATAAATTTTGTTTTAAAGGCCGCATCTTGGATCAATGCGTTAAAGACTTTTGAACTGGTTAAAGCCATGTTTGGTGAAGAACCGCCATACTCGATCGATAAATCAATCATAGCTTGCCAATCATCCATCGGCTTAGCCCCAACTTGTCCCCATTTAATCAATGGAGAGAAGTTGCATGCTGCATTACGACCATAATCCACTTCATATTTAGGGAAGTCTGATGAAGCAAAAATGGTTTTGCCATAAAGCAATACATCACGAGCAATCAGTAATTTACGGTTTTCAATAGATTGACGAAGATATAAAGCTTTTTGTGCTTGATCAATCAACAATAGATCTGCGTCAGTTAAACGATTTGAACCTGTCGCAATTACGCCAAATTTACGTAATTGTGTTACCAACGCTGAGTTTTGTAGATCAGCTGGCATCACCGTCATCATCGGTTTTAAGTAAGCTGGCTTCACAAATTCAACTTTGCCAGATTCCCCAACTTTAATCGGACGTGCACCTGCTGAAGGTGTGACAAATGGCGCTAATGGGGTTGCTGTATTCAATTCACCCACTGGCACTTCTTTTTTGTTATATGACACACGTTGTGGAAAGAAACGATCGATTAACCATGTATCGACTCGTTGCGTCGTATCGGTAAGCAATACCAATTGAGGGATATCCAGTAATTCTACTGGAGCATTTTGAAACTCAAATGTTTGGCCCATCTATTAATTCCCCACTACTTTTCGAAGTTCGATTTTGTTGACTAGTGCTTGAGCACGTACTGCATCATATTGACCTGTAGTGAGTGCAGCACCGTTCACGGTTACTACAGCAATATCAAAAGGACCTTGCACGTAAATTGGCATCTCTAGGCCATTGGCTGCATGATAAGTCGATTGCTCGGCTGTAAAATTGGCTACTGCAATCGCATTCCAATCGCCGACTACATTTGCTGTTACAACAGGATGATCGGCTACATTGCTTGCATTCACATTGAGCAAATCACCGCGCTTAAATGCGGTTGCCGTTTTGGGTTTCGCATTTTCTGTACGTACTCCATTACCTACAACCAATTGATTGACAGTAATCGTTTGATTAATTGTTCCCATTATTTAACCTCCTGACCAGCCGCAAATTTTGCGAATGCTTGGTCTAGTTTTGAGCCTTGTTCACTACCTTGCCCTTGCTGCCCATCATTACCATTTGTTGCTTGATGATTGAACAAATGTGCCAAGTGAGACGGCACAGCTGGTGCTTTTTGTGCTGGTGGCTGGGTAGCCGCGAATTGACGTAACTGTTTAGCCGAAAATGAAAATGCTGAATCGTCAAGATTCTTCATTTCTGCAATATCTTCTGCACTAAATTCTTTGCCCAGATCTTTACCCAGTGCAGTGATTTCAGCTTCACGTTTTGCAGCTGCGAATTGTTTGTTTTGTTCGGTCAAAGCATCAACTTGATCTTGTAATGCTTTCGCCTTGGCTTGCGCCTGCTCTAATTCGGTCACATTTGTGTCCTCTGGTTGATTAAAGTTTTTTGGAGAGTGACTGGCAGCCACGGCGTTTGTATTGTCATCTGCACCTAAGGCACAGAAAGACACTTCACGAATACGACCACCACGGAAAACTGCAACGGGAGCTTGGAATGTTCGACCATTCACAATGACCGAACCCTCTTTAACTTCCTCAACTGTGGTCGGGTAGATTCGAACTGACATTTGCCATGGGAAGTCATCGTCAGAGTCTTGAGCGACTTGAGTGCCAAATTCATTTGAAAGCAAATTACCTTCAATTTTCAGACCTTCCCCATGACTGACGGAATGAGAGTTGATTGCTCCAGCACGCTGACTGGTTCGATGTTCAAGTAGTGCAGGAATACGACCTTTGATTTGAATTGAATCAAGATCAAATACAACCTTGTCCCAATACCAATGATCTGTAATCGCCTCACCGCTATAAGCAATACCCGAGAAGGTGCGTTTCTTTTTTCCATCTTCAGGCTTGTCTACACTGACTTGACCTAATTGGAAGCAAAACTGGTCTTGCTTTTCTTTCTGCTTTTCATTTGGATCTGGCATTATTCATGCTCCATAAAAAAACCGCCAATTAAGGCGGTTTTGTATGTTTGTGATTATTTAAATACTTCGCACCAAGGCTAAAAGTTTTGTCTCAGCTCCTTTTGTATGGGGATACATCATTGATTCATTACGTTGTATTGCAGCAGTCAAGGTGTCAATGATTCGTAGCTTCTCATCTAGTGAGTAATCTAAGTTTAAGTCAGCATCCTTAGGTACATTAGTACCTAAAGGCACATCTCCATTCGACACATCTTGATTTATCACTAAAGCATTAGAACCGATATTACATCCCAATGCATGACAACCACTTTCATCAAACTTCAGTGCGCCTGTTAGAAATAAACGTAACTGACGTTCTTCTTCAGGTGTTTCAATAATTACAGATCGAATTATATCTTTAGGAAGCTCTTCACCCTCTTTGTTCGCTCCTAAATATTCACCTTCACAACCATGAAATCTCATTTTTTATTTTCCTCAATAAAAAACCGCCCTGAAGGCGGTCATATTCATTCTAAAAATTAGTTCAATAAAGGGTTGAGTGTATAAACCGTCTGCCCTTCAATTACTTCAATCCATACCACTTCAAAAGACAGTCCAATTTCAAATAAAACACCCTGTCCAGCATTAAGCTTTTCAAGATCAATCCCCAGACCTTTAGCCTTCTCAATCTTGATCACAATGTCTGAGGCTGCATCAGTCATCAGTAACGGTGAATTAAACTGAACTGTCTGACCAACTTGATATGCGGCAACCTGATTAAGAGTTGTAGCACCCACCACGGTTGAGGCTGTATTACTTGCCACGGCTTGAATCGCTTTCATGTCGGCAACTAGCCATCGTTTTAAAACATCGTCAGCCAGTGAGCTTGTAGCTGAATTTAGATAGCCGGTTAATGCTGAATCATTGCCTTGAACATAGTCTAAGAAAGTTCGTATGGCACTTGGTCTAATGCTTGGATCAAGCGGAATAACCGTATTGGCCACCGTGTCAAATAGGTCCCGAGTCTTATCATCCATAGGCGCAAACAAACTGGTCAGCTTTTTGGATGCAGTCCATTCGGCCTTAATGACCTGTTTCTGCTCAAGCAAGTACTCTTTATCAAGTGATGAAGCACTAATCTTTTTATCAACCAGTTCTTCCAGTTCACCAAACTGCAAAGGATGAGAACTCCAATCCAAAGCTTCAGCCACTTCTGGCAACTTATCATCAGGTGTAATGCCATATTTCAATGCTTCTTTTTCAGTTAAAGCAATCACTGTACAGCGACAACGAAACCCTAATGGTGGGTAGTGAGTCAGCCAGAAAGGGTGATCAATCGGCAATACAATACGATTCAAATCCAAATGAGCAGGACGTACACGACTATCGTTGATAGCTGAATACATGAGATAAGGACGTTTAGCCTTATTCCGTTGCTGCTGTTGCCATCGACCATGACCGTAAGCATTCTGGATATTGGTACGAAATACATTGTCCAGGTAATGCTTAGGCAGAATGATTTCAGATTCTTCAATTAGTTTTTGAAAGTCTTTGAAAGTACTGCCGTCAGCAATGGACTTATTCACGGCCTTAATAACGGTTTCAATCTGCTCAAGACTCGATAAAAAGCTAACCGTAGTCGCCATCTGCCGAGTCTTTAGATCCATTGAGTAAAACTCATCAGGTAACACGATCTTTTTATTGTGAGCGTAATCTAAGGCTTCAAGAAATGTGACTGGTTGCATAACTACTCACCTTTACTTGAAGTGGCATACCCCAATACATCCGCAGCATACAAAGCTTGGTCTAAATTGGCTGTGAATTGTGATTGACTTGCACCTGGTATTAATTGCATCAAATTAAAAGCCAGAGCTTCAGGACTGTCCGATTCAGCGACCAGTTGTTTAACCTGTTCAGACTTCAACAACTGCAAATCACTCTGGCCATCCGTCAATTCTTCAACTTCAAGCTGTGCCGCGGATAACTTGTTGGTAGATGCCTTAAAGTTGAATGCTGCTTTAGGTAAAGCAGTGAATTGAGTATTGGCTGGTAATTGCTGAACTTCGGTAATATCACCATCCTGCAGTCCATATTCACGCTGAAAATATTGTGGAGTAAGGTTGGCTCCGGCATTTTTAAGATGAGCATCTCGTTCAGCCTGTTCTTTGTTTAGTGGTTTAGGCTTTTCACCCAACATAACTTCGTATTCACCCCACTGATTCAAGGTACACAAAGCATCAACCACTGCTTGTAAGGTCGGAGTCACCAATCGAATATCAGATTTAAGTTTATCCATTCTTACATTTTCATGAACCTGTCCTAGTGCCCGGCTACCAGTTCCATCGGTACCACTAGTGAGCGTCTGCCCTAATACGACCTTTTGAATCTGGCGAATTAGCTGATCATTGAATGCTTCAAAAGCTGCCCCAGCTGATCCATTTGTTCCTGGTGCAGAAAGAATTTGTACATCATCTTCTATATCAATTGATAAAACACTTTGAGCATGAGCATTTAACAACGCTCTACTCATATCATCAGTTTCAGTGTCTTTACACTTACCCAGTAAGATCGGAGTTCCAAAACGTTCCAAGAATTTAGCCCAGAACTTGAAACCGTTTTGCTTAAAAAAGAATAGCCAATACAGTGTGGCCAACAATGCTTTACCGTATGGCTGCTCAAATGAAGCTTTACGGCGGGTCAAGAAGAACTTAAATACCTGATCAACTTCTCGTTCTACGTTATGACCATCTTGTCGGTATATCAAACGTCCATCATTTTTAGGTTCAAACCACTGCATTGGCTTTTCACCGATCCACTGAAGACCCACATAACCTTCTGGCTTCAACTCATATACAGCTTCTTGAACAGAGTAACCGAAGAACAGTGCATTTATGGCACCACTAGCAATTTCATGAAACCATTCTTTCAACACCAAATTCAGCATTTCAGCTTCTTTGGTATCGCTCGGCTCAATTCTCAACGGCGTTGCTAACAGAGCATCAACCCGTGTTTCAACTGTCTGAGCAATCTCGTCATCATCAAGCAATACACGTAATTTATGACGGGTAATGCCTGCCTTACGAAGTACTTCATCCGTATCAGGCTGCTTACCAAAATTCACCAGAAACTGAGTGACAGCTTCTTGAGTGTATAAGTTGCCACGAGACAAAGCCTTCTTTGACGCTTTGTCTTTTTTAGACTTTGCCATGTGTATTCCTTATCAATAAGTTCGACTACCCGCACCTGCAGGTTTTTTCCCAACTCGTGCTTCGTTTAGTTCATTAAATGCATCGCTGCCAGCATCCACTTGGTCATCATATTTACCGTTTGGAAAGTTTCGTAATTCCTCAACAAATGGTTTATTCCAGTCACCACGTAGCATTTTCACGTTTCCTACGTTGACTTGAGCCGCAAAAGGTTGCGAACGTGTGACCTTGTCGCCTGAGACAGTTTCAGCTTTTACATTGAAACCAGATAACTTGGTAATGAAATTTTTCGCTTGAGCTTTACCGGCTTGTCCCGGATCTTGAGGTAATCGAATTGCTACAGACTTACCATCCAACTCAGCAGTTTGCTTGATACGCTTTTCAACACCATCTGGCCCAAGTTGCGCACGCTGCACATCCACGATATAGATATACCCATCTCGCCCTTTAGCTGCTTTTACACCAGCAGTGAAATCACCTTCATTTTCGGAAGATGCTAAATCCCATGCACGCACTTGATGAGTGATGTCTGCAGGTAATGCATCTACAATTTCAATATTGTCAGGCTTAAAAAAACCACCGGCTGGTGGTGATGGTCTTTGTAGGTATTGCCCTGAGAAAACATACGGCGCTGCTAACTCCATTCTCTCAAGTACTTCAATACTATGCTTTGCTGGCCATAATGCAGATCCATCTGGCTGAATAGCTGAAAGCTCTAAATGCTCCCACCCTTCACCATTCCCCCCATCAAGCAACCACCCTGCCAAATCCTCCTCATGCAAACGCTGCATGATCACGATGATGGGTGTATCCGGTGAGTTAGTACGAGACTCTAGTGTATTTTGAAACCACTCAATCACGCCTTTACGAACGGTATCAGAACGGGCTTCACTGGCCTTATGTGGGTCATCGATAATGATTGCCCCACCAAATGAATCGCGAAATTTACCAGCACCAAAACCTGTAATCGTACCGCCAGTACCTTGTGAATAGCAGACACCACCCTTTGCAGTACGCCAATCATCTTTGGCCTTACTGTCATCACGTAGTGCAAAATCAGGAAATACGCGCTTATAAGCCTCTTCTTGTACTAGGTTACGTGTCTGGAAAGCATTATTTGCTGCAAGCGTAGCTGAGTAACTAACATGAATAAATTCACTGTCAGGCACCTTGCCAAAGCACCAAGCCATAAAATTAATTACAGCCAGTTCTGTTTTAGAGTATCGCGGTGGAACGTTAATGATTAGACGCTTGGTTTCACCTTGAAACACCTTCATTAATTCATCACAAATTACTCGATGGTGCCAGTTATGCAGCCATTTATACTTACGACGTTCTTTAAACATATAGCGCGAAAAGAAATACAGATCTTCCTGAGCCTCAAGTTGTATTGCCAATTCACGTGCTGGATCAATACTCATCTAAAACCCGCTCCCTTGCCTTCAGGTAGCTTTCAGTCGGCACGTTTGAACTTACTGTTTCAATAGGTTTACCGTCTTTACCGGTAATTTCTTGCTTAGTCACACGACCATCAGTTTCTTGGAATGCCTGTTTCAGCAGATTTTGTTTTGTCCGTTTATTTTTTCCAGAATCTTCATACATCTTTTGAAGTTCCATCAACCGGAAAGCCTTATTCGCAATCGCAATATCCTCAACATTTTCACGGAAGTCTTTGCGTGTTCGCTCAAATAAGTCCTTTAGTTTTTTACTGAGATTACGACCTGCATATTTTGTTGGGTCATAGCTATGGCATTGCTTACGATCAATCTTGATCTTGTATATTTCTTCTACCGAGTCTGCTACTTGTTGAGGGGTTTCAAAGCAAGCAAGAGACTGAACTATAAACATTTTTACAGGCTCTTTTAGTGCTGCCATAAACACCTCTTTGTCGTTCTACGTCGTACAAGATGGCCAAAAAAAAGAGCCCTAAGACTCTATCCAATCACACAGTTCCCACAACAAGCAGCAATATTAGTTTCTGATACGAATGGCGCATTCTTGGCAATTTCCAAAAGTCGTTTGACAGACTCATCCGCACCCCATCGTTTTGTTTCCCCAAAGAACACTTCAACATCGTGGCCAGCCAGGTAATGCTTAGGTAGTCCAGTCATATCGCTATAAATGATTTCGCCATCTGCATCGCGTTCAACACCAATGTGATATAGCTCATGTTCAATCAAACGACAAAATTCAAGATCTGAAGTTTGTTCACAGAAAGCAGCATCTACAGTAATTAAGTATTGAGGTACAAATCCAAACCAGTCCCGCATCTGTTGTTCCTGGCGTGCTTTCTTCCAACCACCTTGGTTGAACATAACTTTTTCACATTGACCCAGTACCATACGCTTTTTAGCCACACATGCAGATGATGCCCATGCGAATGCTAAAAAGGTCTCGTCATCATGTAGCAGCTCTGCAATGTGATCATGATCTGGGTTATGAAGTTCACCACCAATGGTTAGCCAGTTTTTTACTACCCATTCTTTTAGATCCACGGCGGGTGCAAGCAAAATAGCTTCTTGTTCTTCTGCTCGGTCAATTAGATCCGTTGGGGGAAATGGTCTGATCTGTTCCATCTTCTAATCTCTCTAACTGATTCTGAATCCAATTAATTGCATAACCAGATTCAATTTGATGAGGCTCAAAACGCACAAATGTGTAACCCATCTCTTCGGCAAGATCATACTTGTTAAATGAGTTTGCTATCTTTTTCCCACCACGACCAACTGACCATGGACTACCAACGATTTCAATCAGAAGCCTCAGCCTCACAACATAAAAATCGAAACGCCAATTTTTGGTTGATTCAAATTGAAACTTACGTTCATAACCAATGGCATGTTCTTCTAACTCTTGGAATAGTGTTTCTTCTGCTTCTAAGTATTTTTCTTTAGCCTTCGGTAAAGGTTTGGTGCATGGTTTAGATTTATGTGGGCGTTTCTTGGTTTTCCAGAAATATTCTTTTTCGTCCATATACACTCCTTGTATCAGCAAGGTATCGAGAAGATATAAATTAAATACCTTGACTATTTAAATAGTGATATAGATCAATCTGGCGACGAGTTTATTATAAAAACCTTTGAAATATAAATAAGATATAAACATTTAAATCCTACATATATCTACACTTGCCTCTCTAAATCATCTCAATGTAAGTGCTTCCACTATGTCACTCTTACCAGGTCGAATCTTCGACAACCAAAATTGAGAAAATTATGTTAGTTAATACAAATACCGCTCAAAAAGCTTCTTTTAATCAATTTTCAAATAACGCAACCCAAAACAAACCTACATCAAATGACCAAGCGCAAAAGCCCGCTCAAGACAAGCCTAATCAAAATGAAACAGCTCCCACTAAAGAGCAGCATGATCAAAAAGAAAATACTGATAAAAAATAAATCATAGCTCAATATTTTGATTAGTAAGAAAAGCCTATCTAGTTGATAGGCTTTTTGTATTTCCTATTCGTATTAAAAAACCTCCCGAAGGAGGTTCTGTACGTTATTGCTTTTCAGTTTTTAACCACAAAATGCCTTAAGAATTGTTTGAGTTTGTGGATCAGCAATTACAGTCACTCGTCCTGGATGATAATCCTTAGTTATAGGTTGACCCGGTGCAACCAGTCTAACAACCTCAGAATTTGTTTTTGATTTGATATCAGCTTCACTCGACAATGTCGTACGTGCTAATTTTGCTGCACTTTCAGGCACGCATTTTTTCATCATCTCAGGCTTGTGAACAACTTCTGTATCGGGAGTACCTGCACAAGCAGTCAAAGTCACTGCTGCAATAATAAGTGATACATTATAAAAAATTTTCATAAGCTTCTATCTTTAACATATAAAAGCAAGATCATACCTAGGTAAGTTTAGAGGAGCCTAGTCATATCAACAATGTTAATACACTTCTTAAAATATTGAGATTTAAAAAAAACCTGCTTAACTCTCCCAAGCTAAACAGGCGGTCCACGCTATATACAACAATCTATCTTTTTGTTTTGTGTAAACATCCTAGCAAAGGATTTACCTATAAGAATGTAATTATTTGTTTAATAGATCTATTTTTTTGCCTAACAAATAATCACTTAACTTCTTTCAAACAATCCCGACCTACTTTGATTTCTTCACGATCAGTCGTGTATTCAATCTCAGTTGCACCGTGAAAACTGAATAAGCACATTAAAAAGTAGAGCACTGATTTTTCTCCCAGCAAAAAAAATACCTCCTTAAGAAAGGAGGCTGATTAGAATAGAAACTACAGCGATAGATTCTGAAAGAATTATATGTCGAGAATATTTTTTAACCGTTGGTAAAATGTAACGTAATTAATCACAATAAAAAGCCCGCTTAATCGGGGGAATTAGGCGGGCCAGTATTTGCTTTACCATTTAGTTATTTTTACTGCTTTAACTTCTTGGAGTAATAAAAATATAGCACCTCAATTTCAATAAAAAAGTATAAAGAATGCGTAGAAACTGTTTTCACTTGTCTACTTTTAGTTATTTTTCTTTTGAAGGTATGGCAATTTAGATTTAAATCTAATTTCTTCCCTAGTTACTTTGAATTCCTTTCCTGTTCCAGGATGTACAAAAATATTTTCTTCGTCTAAACCAATCACCTTTTCATTAATCACTATTTTAGGTAAAGGTACACATACAGGTTTTCTTTTATGCTCATGAAAAACCTTTTAAAATACCTGCTCTACCACTATTTTCATACCACAACGACTTTTGGCTTTTACTTCTTTTAAGATGAAAGTCTTAGACATTTCTATTACCTGATTCTTATTTTTTTCAACCTAAATTATAAGAATATCAGTTTTTTTACTCTGTTAACTTTGAATCATGAAGTGTCTCAAAATACAGGTTTTAGGTAAAATGTTTTAAACTCATCACAATAATAATTTTTTTTGTGATATAAGCCTATAAGCCATAGTTATAAAGTTGTAATAGACAACCTAATGACAGAGATTTCTATCACTACCCAGCCTCACTTAGTTATCTTTATTAACATTGGATAAAGAAAATTCGGCTTCCTGTATCAATTGTTTTATTCTTTCTGATTTTTTTGCCTTTAAATCTAAATAAACGTAACTGCATAGAAAGCATAGGCATATTAAAAATATACCAATTAAAACAATAGTTCTGTTCCCTTCCATGTGCTGACCAATTGTTACGTTGTTATTGGTTTTAGTTATAATTCAGTATAGAGAAAGTATCAATAGCATAAAAATTTATAATTTTACCAAACATTAAAAGCCCGATCAGTGACCGAGCTTTTCTTGATATTTAAATCTAAAAAAGCATCTTAATTAGTTATAAAATTTAATTAAATCTATCAAATTGCTGACTCTGTCATAAATAGAGGGTGAGTAGACTTATATAAAGCTAACTTCTTTTTTTCATTTTCCAAATAGGATTTAGGCTCTTCTATCCAGGTAACCTTATCACTACCAAAATCTGAATTTCTTAGAGTCCAATCAGAAACTAAACCATAAATAAAAGTATTATCAGCAAAAATTAATTTCGACTTATTGCTGGTATTGCTCACAAACACTTTATGCGTTGGTAAAGATCCAAATATACTTATATGCGTATATAAATATCTATAAGTATCATTCATATTAGAAGTGTCCTAGTAACGGATCACTATACCAACAATAATTCATACTAATTCAATTATCTGGTGGCGGCATTCAATTTAAACCACTAAGAATAAAGGGAGCCGCCATAAAACTTACCTTTTTACTGAGCTTTACATAGCTATCTTAAAATTGATCATTAAGTTGTGAATATACCCATTTAATGAAATTAGATTTATTATCAAAATCTGGTGCAAGTCTTAAGCTTAACGTTCGATTAGGACCAAATTTGCCATACAGATTATGCGGTGCTTCGAATTTAAATTCCTGAGGATCCCCTTCATGTAGAGTTTTAAAATACTCTACAGATTTCTCAAATTTACTCTGACTTATGAAATCAGGTCTTTCTTTTAAAAATTCATAAACTTGTTCTAGAGCGGGTAAATAGTTATTTATGGGCATTCTTTCTTCTCTAGAACTGTAAATTTTATAAGGAAAACCTATTGTGAGTTAATGCTGGAAAAATACCTAATATTTTCTTACATTTTATGTAATCGGCCAATATCACTCTAAATCTAAAAGCCAGGAATAAAAAAGCCCACCATTTGGCGAGCTTTTATTATAAATAAATATCACTTCTTAATCAGGTTAGCGCAATACTTAGACTTTTCTTTATTATTCTCAAGCTTACTCATGTGCATGCACGAACAAAATAATTCAGACTGTTTATACTCAACCTCATCAGGCACATTGATGTCATAACATTTAGCATCAAATTCCGCCAATCGTGGAAGGGTAATCCATTCGCCCGAATAAAAAGGATACCCAAAACCGCCTAACACAATTATAAGCAGAGTAAGGATAGGCAGATTATTTTTAATATATTTTAGCATCCCAGAAACCCAAAAAAGCCCATCCAATGATGAGCTTCTAAATTAACCTAATGCTTTAACGTACACTTCGATCACTATAGCTGAAATATGCCATATCCCTTGCGCAAGGTCAATATCTCTACATTGCCTTTAATTCCATGGTTATATACTATTTTCATTAATAATTTTAGAAATCCTGTCTTCCATGCCTGACTTTCAGCTTTCTTTAAGTGAATACCTAAATACGGTCCAAGAAGTTATACGTGTAACTTTTGATGAACCTGTCTGGGTGAAAGCTGAAATCCGTAACTTAAGTATCAAAGGCGGCCACTATTATTTAGAGCTAGCTGAAAAAGAAGAAGATACTGATAAAGTAATTGCCAGTTGTAAAGCAACGATCTGGAAGTTCTCTGCAGCAAAAATGGTTTTAAAATTTGAGCGTGAAAGTGGTATCGAATTATCTCGAGATCTAAACGTTCTTATTAAAGTTAAAGCTACTTTCAGTCCTCAATACGGTTTCTCAGTCAATATTGAAGATATCGATTCGAGTTATACCTTAGGAGACATTGCACGGCGTTATCAACAGATATTAGAGCGTTTAACTTCTGAAGGCTTGGTCAATAAAAATAAGCTCCTCCCCACTCCTTTCGACATTCAAAATGTCCTGGTCATTGCCCCTGAAAATGCTGCAGGTCTTGGTGACTTCAAGAAAGATGCCGATGCTTTAGATAAAGCCGGTGTTTGCCATTTCGTTTATCACACCGCGACCTTTCAAGGAAATACAGCTGCAGTTTCAATCATTAGTTCACTGGGGGATGGTTTACGTCAGTGGGTTAAAGATTTTGATGCAGCACCAGATCTAATCGTGATTATTCGTGGCGGCGGTGCTGTAAATGATCTGGCCTATTTAAATGACTACAACTTGGCAGCCCTACTCTGTAAACGTTCAGTTCCCATCTGGGTCGGTATTGGCCATGAAAAAGACCGGACCATTCTCGATGAAGTCGCTCACCGGTCTTTTGATACCCCAAGTAAAGTGATTGGCGGTATTCGTAATCTAATTGTAGAACGGACTCAAGAGGTACTGGAGTCTCTCCAAACCATTAAGCTCTTATCTCAGCACCAGATCACAGCGTATCAAAGCCAAAATGATCAATACATCCGAGTAATTAAGACACTTGCGCATGGCCAGATCAATGAAGCCAATAAAAGCCTGGATTTAATGAAAGGTACCCTGCAGTACTTAGCACAACAGCAAATCAAATTAGCATCAAATCAGGTTGAATCATTGATGCGTGAAACCCTATTACAGAATCCACGAAATGTGATGTCCAAAGGTTACGGTATTATTCGAAGCCAAGGCAAAGCCATCCGTTCAATTAAACAAATTTCAGGTGATAGTATCCAAGTAGAATTACAGGATGGTACCCTTGAAGCCAATGTGACACAGGTATTAAGTAATGACTAAAAAAGAATTAACGTTTAAAGAAGGCTATGACGTTCTTAAGAAGAATGTAGACTTGCTTGAGTCTCAGGACGAGCCTGATATTGATAATTTGATGAAGATTGTTGAAGAATCTATGTCTGCTTACAAAGCCTGTAAATCACGTGTAGATGCGGTGCAACAGGCTTTGAATGAGACTTTTAAAGATTAATATTATATTTTACTGCCCAAGTCCAATTAAAATTTAGCTATTTCAACTTCAAGATATTTAAATGCTTGTAAATCATTTAATGAAATAATTGCATCTTCACCGTCTTTAAAATTATAAAAAAACTCGTCAGGAATCAGATATTTTTCATTATCTATTTCAAAATAGTAATCTAAAGATTGGATATAAACATTTTGTATTTCTATCCAATCATTTTCTCTATTAAAAGCACCTCTATCTTGAAAACATTTCAATCTTCTTAATATATAATTATTTTCTTTTTTTTCTGGTTTTAATGCATTAACTAAAGTTCTTCCAATCAGCGGATATGTATTCCACGGTACATCATAATTCTCTAAACCATTAAACTCATAATTAACTTCCCCTTTTTTATTCTTTTCTTTATAATTAACTTCTTTTAATTCTTTTTTTAAATTCACATATAGCTTATTTAAAAAAATCTTATTATATAAATGGTTAATATTATTTTTCAAAGAATACCAAATTAAATATACTAGAATTTCCAAACCTTTAAATGTGATAACTAATGATCTATTTCTTTCTTTATCATAAAGAACTAAATTATTTTCTTCCCAAATTAAACCTTCGCTTTTATCATGTTGAAACTTATTTCTAATAATCCTTATAAGTTCATAACATTGCGGAATAATGACCTCCCCTCCAAAATGTTCTTTAATTTTTTCAAGTATTACAATAAATTTCTCACCATTCAATTCTGGAAATTCTTCAGTTATTTTTGAGTTTAAACTATGAAAAGCCATTTCAAGTTTGGCTAAAATTTGCACTTTCTCACAAATGGGAAATGTCTGCCTTCCTGTTATCATAGAAAAAGACAAATTTTGATGAGATACCAATTGATTATTTTCATCTAATTTGACATCTATAGATGATGAGTCCTTAAATATTTTTGTAGGATTTAAAAAATCCAAAAAATTAGCATATAAATTATTTGGATTATACGTAAACATATCCGACTCTACTTATATTAAAAGTAATAAATTTCATGAACTTAATATTTAACAATAAAATTTTATTATTGCAAGATCTTAATCCTCAATTTTACCTATTAAATTGCAGAATATAACTTAATTAAACTAAAACCCAATAAACCCATACCGACTATGCAATGCAGCCAATCCACACTTTACATCCATACGAGCATCTAACTGACTGCGCTCATCTGTCACCATTTCAGACCATGAATTGCTATAAAAGTAACGACTGATGATGGCATCCATCCAATCGTCTAGTACTTCAGACTGTCCCTGCAGATCTAAAACCAAACGCTGAACTGCTCGAGCTTCGTTGTCATCAATCTCACAAATAACTTTTGTTTTACGTGGTTTAGGCGGTAAATAGTCACCAGTGAGATAGTCCGCAATAATCTGCAGCTGCTGATCGGCATTAAGCTTTTTAGACTTCTTCGCCTTTACCGCATTATCCATCGCAACCGCAATCGGATTCACAGTACGACCGCTAGAACTAGTACTGGTATATAACCATGCCCCAAACTGCTGTAACCACCCCTCTAAATCAAAACGTGACCAATCGACTGATTGTAAAATGTGTTGCTTCACTACTGCAGTACTCATCGTTATAAATTCCCTACCATCTTCTCTATTTGCTGAACCGCTAAACCTGATTTCACTTGTTCTGTACTAAACCGTATTACCTGGTAACCCATCATTGTTGCCGAGTTATATTTCTCCATATCCCCAATGTAGCCTTTACCCCTTGTATGTCTCCCACCACTCCAGATCCCACCTTCAACCTCAACCAATATTCTTTTGCCTACCAGATGAAAATCAGCTTTCCATTTGCGTTTTTGGTGAAACTTAAATTCTCTCTCAAATTCGATTTTGAGCGCTTTAAGCTGTGTTGTGAGCAATGACTCACCAACACTCTCAACTTTCGCACCACGGGGCTGACATTTTGATTTAGCTGTGGTTTTAGACCTCTTGCCATACAATTTTTTGTACTCAACAAGTGAAATGCTGCTCATGCATCACATCCGTTGGCCAAGTCTTTAAATAAATTCTTTGCATGATCAGTGAGAATAAATCCCTGTGGTATTTCTCCATCCTTGATCACCAATCCCCAACTTGCCAGTCCATTCAAATAGCGTTGTAAGCTACGAATTGAAATCCCCATATTCGGTTGAATAGATTCATGGATCTGTTTTACAGAGATACGTCCTTTGGTTGATGCCATGGTTTTGAAGATCATGAGATTCATGTAGGTACGATCTGCATCCGTCATGCTGCAGCTCCTAACGATCCATTAAATCCAACCTGTTTTAAATACGATTCCCATTTCTTGGCTTGTACTGGATCTTCAAGTTTTACGGCGATACGTGCTGCAAGTTTGTCGTACGACTCTCCTGGTTCAGAGAACTTGCTTGAGAACTCAGGATGCTGTGAAAGTTTTAGAGCGAAGGTGTGAATCTGTTTTTCAGAAAGCTGTTGAGTTTTAGATCCTGTACCTGCAGGTTTTGCAGAAACTGGATTTTGATTATTCGAATACTTGGTTCGATATGCGTTAATCACCCAGTCAGCAAAGTGATAAATCATCAGATCATCGCTCATGGTTTTTTCAGCGTTGTAAATTTCGAATGCGCGTTTTTCTCGCTCAGCCCATTTCGAATTCATGGTGGTTTCAAAATCGATGCTGTCATCGGCCAGATAAATTTCTTCTCGAAGTTTTTTAAAGCAAAACCACGATTTTTTATTTTTAGATTCATTGGGAGATTCCATTGGGAGATTCAGTGTCCCAATATTGGTACTGGTACCTGTCCCGTTTTCGGTACTGGTCGCAATCCCGTTTTTGGGACTAGTACCACTTTTGGAACTAGTACCGCTAAAGGAACCTGTCCCACTTTTGGTACTAGTTCCATTTTTGGGACTGGTTGTGCCAGTGTTTTGTTCATGTTCACGACCGTTCACGCCCAGCAATTGATAAACTTTTACCCCATTTCCACGAAACTCGCCTGTATCTTTCACCAGCTTAAGTAACTCTAGTTCATCTAATACTTTGATGATTGTTTTACGGTTAAGTTTGGTGTCTTCTACTAAACGTCGAACACTTGGATAGCAACGGTGATTTTCACCAGCACGATCAGCAAGTGATAAAAGCACAACACGTTGAGAAGCATTTTTAACGTCTGCTTTCCATGCCCAATTTGAAGCATCTAAACTCATAGCTAAACCCCAACTATTTTGGGCTTTACATACCCACCAAATGATTCAACTGAATTCGATTTCACAAGGCTTGATACAATCTGATCAGCCAGATAAATCGTGATTCGAAATCTCCGCGCCATTAACTGTGAAAACTCAATTTTGGTAACAGCGGCGTTGTTTTCGTCATAGCCTTTTTTAAGAAGGCTTAGTTTCTTTTGTTCCTGGATTTCACTCAGGATCTGTAGAGCAGGTTCATAAAATGATTGAACGCCCTGCTGTTGCTTGAAATCTGGTTGTTTCTGGAATTGGCTATTCATGGCACCTCCGAAACAAATAGAGCGACGGGTAGATCCAGACGGCGTTTAGCTTTAAGTTCGCTTAACGATGCAGTACGAATTAAATGACTCATAGCAAACTTTTGACCTTCATCTAAAAACACACCCAAATGCTCTACAGTCGAAACTGTCATCAAGTGATCTGGCATATTTCCATGTATAAAAACAACAACATCTCCGGCAATCAGGTCGAATTTGTCATTGTTTAAATCTTGTGCTAAATTCATTTGTATATTTAAAACTCCGCAAGTGTTTTGAATTGGAAAAGCCTGATCTCTGAAGTCAGGCTTTTTCTTTTTCTATGCTTGATGTGTATTTCTTCATTTGCTTAAGTGCTGCTTGATCTACAGCTGTTATCAACTCAATCAAGTTGTATGTGAGCTGATGGATATCTTCATATTCAGCTGGTGTTACTACCCCATCCTCATATGCGTCATAGACAGCCTTATTTGCCTTTCCATTTGTGATGTTGGACAGCATCATTGCTTCAAAAATTGATAATTCATGATGCTTAGTTGCATCACAGTTCACTGGAACCAGCGCATAGCCCATTTGATGTGCCCAAACTTTCAAAATCTCAGGGTTCTGCGTGTACATCATGATTGTTTCGAGCTTTTTTAAACTCGGTAAATGATTGGGCATGCCTACATTTCCGTAGTTACAAATCGTGTTATGTGAGTCACCAGTAACTTCAGAAATATCTTTTGGAGAAATTCCTTTGGTCTGGTTGATCATTTTAAAAATAGCCGTTTGAGCTTCTCGACTAAGGGATATTTCTTGCATTGTGAAATCCTTGTTTTCTTTCACGTTTCTTTAAAAAGACAATTTAGGGATAATTGGCTTAAGCAGTTAAGGCTAGGCGATCAGCTTTTAATTCGCCTTCCGTTAAAACTTCAAAAAATGCCTGAGTACGAAGAGGAATGCCTGATTTTTCCCAGTCCCAAACAGTTGTTCTTCCACGCTTAATTTTTTCTGCCAACTGGGTGTTGTTTTTTACACCGTAAAAGCTACGCAACTGAGCGACATTCATATTCTATTAACCGAATTAATATGTTCGGTTAATAGAAACATAAATTCGAGCATCCGTCAATAATCGTGTTCACAATTCCGAACATATGAAGAGGTTTTTACTATGGATACTGCTGAGCGCATTAATTTAAGAATGAAAGAGCTTGATTTGTCTCAAGCTGACCTAATCAGAAGTACCGGGGCTGGTAGAGCAACTGTTCATGGATGGGTGCAAGGCACTAGCAAACCCAGTGCTAAGCATATTGGTGCTGTGTGCAGAGCTTTAAAAACAACCCCCCAGTGGCTTTTGGATGGAGTAGCAGTTCCAGAAAAAAGTAATGCAGATATATCTAAGATGGAAGTGGGTATATACCAAGATATAGACCCTGTTCCAGATGGGTATGTTGCTATTGATTATTATGAAGATGTTTTTGTTAGCGCAGGAAATGGTTACTTAAATCTTGAAAGACCAAGTAATAACAAAATGTTATTTCCTGTTGACTTGATTAGAGAGTGTAATGTCGAACCGTCTACCACTAAAGTAATTCACGTTCGTGGGGAAAGCATGTTTCCTAAATTGAAGGATGGGCAAGCCATATCAATTGATATGTCTGCCAGAACTATTTATGACGGTGAAATTTATGCTTTTCAGGTGGGAGATGACACCAAAATTAAATACCTGTTCAATTGGAATGAGCAAGGCAAAGGTGGATTTAAGGCTGTCTCAGCAAATTCTGATAAAAATCAATTCCCCGATGAGTATTACTCCCCTGATCGCATTGAATCGGAAGGTGTATCTATATTGGGTCAGTATTGGTGGAAACAGGTTGTAAAGCGCATTCGACGCTAACATAAAAAGGAAAATATAATGATCGCGACACTTAATAAATCCAAAACTGCACTAACGATTAATCGTCAAGAATTTAAATTGGCATTAGATAAAATTGGCGCAGGAATTGATAAGCAAATAGTTTCGCTTAAAAAAGCCAAGCAAAGCTATGACGCTGCGGAGATGGCACGCGAGGTCATTAGTGAAGCAAATATCTTTGAAGCTATTATTGAAGGCTTTAACGAAGCAGAAGAGACTAATCTAAAGCTAACTGACATAACCAACCTTGAAGTGGCAAAAGGATGGATAGATGAATTTTTAGAAAAGTATGCAGATTAAGTAATGGCTGAAGCAAGTAGAGGCCACTATATGCAGCTTAATCACGTAATGAGAATGATTAATGAGTAAAGAATACAATTCCCTTGAGGTAAGTAAATACAGCGAGCTAAGTAGTGATGAGCAAACTGCTATTCATGAAATGCTTATCTCTTATGTACGTACAAATGATTTCTACAATATTGTCCTGCTCCACGATAGAGATCCTTACGATCTGGTCAAGCTTGTAAGTATTAGCTTTGAGAATCAAGATGCTGCAATCTGGGTTCACTTTGAGACTATTACTGCTGAGAGACTGACCATGCCTCTCGACTTTATTTCGAGAATAGAATTATGTAATCAGGAAGAACTTTTAAATACTATGAACCTGAGGCGGTATGAGTCTGTTTAGATTGTCTCGGGGTTTAAAAATTAAGTAATTGTGAATAGAGCATTATCATTTATCAGCTAAAAATAATAGTTGATTAGATTACGATTAGTTAATAGATAAACTATCAGTATTCAGCTTGGGTAATATTTTTAAAATTTTGAATTGGGGTAATAATATGCGTTTTCAAGAATCTCATTTTTATAATATTAATGAGTTAATATTAGATGAAGAGAATTATAGATTTGGTTTTGCTAAATCTGAAAGAGAGTGTATAGAGCTAATCTATAAAGATAGCCCTGAAAGTTTTGAAAATTTACTTAAAGATTTGATAGTTAATAACATTGGAGACTATCCACTAGTTTATTTAGATAAAAATAATAATAAAATTGTTTTTGATGGTAATAGACGAATATCTATATTAAAAATTATTAATGATCCAGATTTAGCACCAAATGAAAAAATTAAGAATCTAGCTAAAGACTTAAATAAAAAAAATCTACCTTTTGACCTCAACAATATTGGTTGCTTTGTAAGCAAAAATAAAGATGAAATTCTAAAAACAGTATATGAAAGACATGCCGCTGGACAAGGTATATCTAGAATTAACTGGTCAGCTTTTGCCACAGCAAAGTTTAGATTAGATAGAAATATTAAAGATAGCGATTGGCGTGCTACTGCCATTCTTATTTATTTAATTAACATAGATTCAGTTTCAGAAAAAATTACAAGAGATCCTAGTTTTTCATTTGAAGTATTTAAACGTTTAATACGCCATGCTTACCTAAATGGTTATTTACACTTTGATATCTTTAATAATGAAAAAAATGTTTTACGTCCTGAATCTCCATTCTTTGATCTTGGCCTAAACTTAACTAAGCAACTACTAATTAATATTGAAAATAGAGAAGTGAGTTTATCTAGAGGAGGAAATTATGCATCAGAGCCTTTTATATCCGATTTCTTTACTCATCATTATTCTAAGATAACGAGTGAAAAACCACCAAAAAATAAAAAGCCGCAAAAAAATCTTGAAAAAAATCATAATTCAGAGGTAGCGGAAGTTTCGGAAAGTAGTATTTCTAATAATAAAGAAAGTGTAAAGGATAAAGATCCAGAGGCACCTTTCTCTCTTGTTTCTACTGATACGAACAGTAACTCAAAACAAAAGACTTTTAATAAATTAAATAAACCTAGTTACGCAAAAAAGATAGAGAAGAATAAGGATTTAGTCGAGGCTATCAACAATCTTGATATAGCAAAATATAATGCTTTATACCAATCATTGTTAGATATTGATGTCCAAATTCACCCCTTACTTACTGTAGTGGGCATATGGTCACTTCTTGATAGTCTTGCTCACCATCTAAATCCTAAACTTACTAGCGACTTTGTAAGTTATTTTAATGGAAAATTAGATATGGAAAATCTTAGTAGAGAAGAGAAGAAAGTTATTAAGGCAATATTTGAATGGTTTTTAATGGAGGGCAATTTCAATAAACATAGTGGAAATTATGCAACAATAAACGGATTAGAAATTTGTCATAAATTTAATCAAATACAGATATATATAGCTTATGTGATCAACAAAGAAGTAGCGGTGGCCAACCTATGAAACTTGTGTTCTAATATAAGTATGGATAATTTTAAAACCCCTCTACGTTACCCAGGTGGTAAAGGCAAATTCGCACCATTCGTAAAAGACCTAATGGAACTAAACAATCTTTCTGGCGACTACCTTGAACCTTATGCGGGAGGAGCCGGTGTTGCTTTAGACTTATTATTTAATGAATACTGCACAAACATTCATATCAATGATTTTGATATAGCTATATTCAACTTTTGGAAATCAATTACTAAAAACACAGAGGATTTTTTAAAACTTTTAAGAGATACAGAAGTTACAATTGATGAATGGTATAAACAAAAAATTATTTTGGACAATCCTTTAGATCATTCTCAATTAGAACATGGCTTTTCTGCCTTTTTCTTAAATCGAACAAACCGCTCGGGAATCCTAAAAGGTGGTGTAATTGGTGGTAAAAAGCAAGATGGAAATTACAGATTAGATGCTCGCTACCACAAAGAGAATCTATCAAAAAGAATCGAAAAAGTTGGCCAATATAGTGATCGTATTAAAGTCTACAATCTTGATGCTCTCAAATTACTGAGTCAAGTTGACTCCTTATTACCAGAAAATTCACTAATCTATTTAGATCCCCCTTACTATATAAAAGGACAAGGACTTTACCGCAATTTTTATATACATGATGATCACATTCAAATCAGAGAGGCATTAGATAAGGTAAAATCAAAATGGATTGTTTCTTACGATAATTGCACTGAGATTAAAGAAATTTATACTGGATATCGGCAAGAGGATTATGAGCTAAACTACAGTGCCTATTACAAAACCAAAGGTTCTGAAGTTATGATTTATTCAGATAAAGTAAAGTCTGTGAAAATCCCAAATAAGCAACTATCTCTAGCAATACCCACCTTATAAGTGGGTTTTTTATCAATTTCCCTTTATAATTCATGATTCAATAACAATAAAACTATACCTATGAAAACAAAAATTCTTATAGCCACCCTATTTCTTATCACTCTTACTGGCTGCGACAAACAGCCTGAACAAGCATTACTTGAGCCATCAACCAATCAAACTATTACAGCTCAATTTGAAAAATCAAATGATAAAATCCATCAATTTCTAGACCAGCTCGACGATCCAAATACCCCGCAAGATGCTCGTATTCAGATTCTATGTAAAGACTACTCACCTGAATACAAAACTAATTATATGCCAGCGTTAATGGAGCTTTCACCAGGTGAATACACGGAAGGTAAGTTAATAAAGGATTTGGACATAGCATTAGACTACTATAAGAAAAAAGACAATATTCACTGCTGAAAGATTCGCATGTGATTTGCAGGAGTTCATTATGGAAAGAGCTATTATTGCTGTAATTCTAATTCTTATCCTCATATTACTAATCATTTTTTATAAGACAAAAAGATAGCTTGTATGATCATATATCAGGCATATCTAAATAATAATGACATCTTATGAGCCTATCTTTACACAGCAATACTAAGGATAGTATTTCTATCGCACAGACCCACTTCGGTGGGTTTCTTATTTCTGAAACACTACCCTGCTATTCTTTGCTCAAGGTCTAATATGAAGACAAGACCTGTAATGACTAAGTAAGACCTATCTCACCCACTTAATGTGGGTTTTCTTTTATATAAAACAAACAATAAAGATGTATAAAAAACAACCTTGCCAGCTACAATTTAACCTTGTGCCACATTTACCTTAGATTATGATCATGCTCATCTCCCTGTTAGTAGTTAATGTCACAGCAATCATTGCAACAGTAGTATTCATCAGTAAAAAATAAAGAATCTTTAAAAGAAAACCCACCCTGGCGGTGGGTTTTATTTTGTGTTGTAGTTTTTTAAAAACTCCTCTCTAACTTATGGAATATTCAACAATTTGGGTTAAAGTAAATTAAATTTTCGAATAATTGGTAAGCGAATCAGCTTCAAATTACGATGAATAATTTTGTAATTTAGAAGTTGTGATTTTGCTACTTCTCTCTTTGTGTAAATAGCGGGTTCACTTAATGGATAATATTAGCTTTAAGAACTTTGAAGAAGCAGGACAAGCTATTTTAAAATTCTTATCTCAACGCTTTGGCTTCAAGTTGTGGATGATTACGCGTACGGAGGGTGATGACTGGATCGTGTTACTAAGTGAAGATAATGGCTATGACGTTAAGCCAGGGCAAGTGTTTCATTGGGCAGACTCCTTCTGCTCGCACATGGTACAAAACAATGCACCTCGCATTGCCCCTTACTCGCCCGATGTTCAAGTTTATACAGATGCGCCAATAAACAAACTTGTCACTATTAAAGCCTATATCGGTCAACCTCTTTTAAAAGAAGATGGCTCCTTGTTTGGCACTCTCTGTGCAATTGATCCTGAACCTCAGTCTAAAGTCCTTGTTGAGGATGCTCCATTGTTTGATCTTATAGGAAAGGTGCTCAGTTACACGATTCAAGCTGAATTAAGAGCGACCGAACATATACGTAAAGCTGAACGTTTTGAAATGGAAGCATTGTCTGATCCAATGACTGGACTTTATAACCGTCGTGCTTGGGATCGATTAGTTGAGTTAGAAGAGGAACGGTGTAAACGATATGGTCACCCTACTGCTGTGCTTATGATTGACCTAAATGATCTAAAGATCACCAATGACAATCTAGGGCATGCTGCTGGTGATGAGCTGATCAAAAGAATGGCTGTAGCTTTAAAAGGCATAGTACGTAGCAATGATATTGTTGCTCGCCTAGGTGGTGATGAATTTGCCGTACTCAGTATCGAAACTAATCTTCAAAATGCTGAGAAGCTTGTAACAAGAATTCAAAATGCTTTTGCGAAAGCTGAAGTTAGTGCGGCAATTGGTCTTGCATTGCGCAATCCAGCATACGGTCTCCATGCTGCAATAATGGAGGCGGATGAAAAGATGTATCAAAATAAAGCTATAAGTAAATTAAAGTATTAATAAAAAAGCCGCATACCCGAGCGGCTCTTGGATCGGGTGGAGAGAAGAATGGCACGTTCAAAGTGTGGTGGTTGTGGGTCTGGATCATTTGAGTTGGTGGAACAGGCAAGTATTAAAAACTCAAATTTTAAATTAACTTTTGTTCAATGCTCATCTTGTGGTGTTCCTGTAGGTGTTATGGAGTATTACAACATTGGAGATAAGCTTGATGGTCTGGAAAAACGCATTAAAGCTATTGAGTCCACCACATCAAATATTGATGGAAATGTAGTTGCTGTGGTCGGGCTAGTAAAGAAAAAGAAATAGCTATTCTTTATTTAAATTTTTACTTCCAAGGAGATCTTTTTTTTGGAGTTTTCGACCATTTTTTGTAAGGTTGCTTGATGGCTTGGAATTAAATAATTTAGCCTCAATCTTGTTTATATTGTGAGTAATCTTTTTTGCATTTTTGACACCAGCATTAATATATTCAGTCACCAGCTTTAATTTTTCATTGTGATCTAACATAACAAACTCCAAATAACCCATCCCTGTGATGGGTTTTCTTTTGTCTATTAAAACATGAAATTCTATTAATAGAATAATTATTGAATCAATAACCGAACAAACTATTGACTTATTTGTTCGGTTATACGAATATACATTTCACCAGACATCAAAAAAGCCCTGACACTTTCGACGGAACCAGGGCTTTGCAAATTGCGAGATAATTATGAACCAAACACATTCCCATAGTCAAATGCCTAAGTTTGAGACCAACAAAAGTCAAACGACTTCTATTTTGTTTCAGCCCCCTAAACCTGAAGAAATACACGTTTCTTTTTGGGCAAAAGCCAAAGCTGTTTTCAAAGAAGTGGCTGCTATTTCTCTAATCGGTATCACCGTTGCTTCAACCCTATTCACCGTTCGCGGCTGTTCAGATGATGTAGATCGTCAGCAAGTCCAGGCCGTTAAACACCAGTTACAGTTTTCTGGTAATGGAGGAACTCGCTAATGACGACTTCAAATCAAAAATTCGCTGAATACCTGGGTGGTTATGAACAAAACAGCATGTCTATGCTTCTTGGCCACACTGTTTATGTTGAACAAGGTAAAGACATCTTTGCCGAAAACCGTAAAACCGGCGAACTCGAAAAAGTAACTCTGGAAGAGCAAGTCGTTAAGCCTTGGATTCGTGAAAACTTTGACCGTGAACGTGCTTTTCAACGTCGTAAAGCTTTGGCAATCGGTTTGCAAAGTTCGCATATTCCATTACATGAACGTCGTGCGTACAAAAAACGCATGGGCTGGGTTGGGGCTTAAGGGGAATTATCATGACTGTATTTTTTAAGAAAGCTGAACGTAAAAACGCAAAACTACGCCTTGCCCTTGCTGGTCCTACTGGTTCAGGTAAAACCATGGGTGCTCTCCTTATTGCAAAAGGGATTGGTGGCAAAGTTGCTGTTGTGGATACTGAAAATAGTAGCGCTGAGTTATATGCAGATGTAATGCAGTTTGACACTGCAAACATTCAACCGCCTTATTCACCTAAGAAATTCATATCAGCAATCGAAGCTGCTGAGAAAGCTGGCTATACGACTGTAATTCTAGACAGTATTACCCACGAGTGGTCTGGCGTTGGTGGCTGTCTGGAAATGGTAGATGCCTTAGGTAAAGGCAAGTTCAAAGGTAATACCTGGGGTGCATGGAGTGAGGTTACTCCAGAACACCGTAAATTCATTGATGCCATGCTTCATTCAAGTATCAATATCATCGTTACCATGCGTAGCAAAATGGAAACGGTTCAGACCAATGACGGCGGTAAAAAGAAAGTCGAAAAACTAGGTCTTAAGGCTGAACAACGTGATGGGATTGAATATGAATTTACGACTGTTCTCGACATTACTCATGGGGATAATTATGCGATTGCCACAAAAGACCGTACTGGCTTATTTATTCAACCCGAAAGAATTACCGAACAAACAGGCATAAAGCTCAACCAGTGGCTGTCTTCAGGATCTGCCGATGCAACGATTAACGGTAATCAAATTCTAGAGCTTGAAGCGCTCATGATTGAAGCTGGGATTGATATTGAGAAATATTGCACTAAGCGGAAATTAAATAGTCTCCAAGACGTGCGTCAGCAGGTTTTTGAAGAAACTTGCAACAGTATCAAAAGAATCATTGAGCAAAAAGTTAAGTCGAACCAAGAGTCTGAAAAGCAGATGCAGCAGGAACATGAAGCCTTACTTGAAGCTGATTATCAAAAGGCATTGGCTGCTATTCAAAATGCACAAGGTGCAAATGATCTTAAATATCCTGCTGAGTATTTCAAAGGAGGTAAATACGAACAACAAATTTTAAATGCCTGCCAAGCAAAGATGGACATGGAGGGATGGTCAGCATGAATTTTAAATACTCCACGATCACCCGAACACTCACAGTGTTCGGGGCCAAGATGACACACATATATAGCAATGTAGGCGTTGGTGAAATTGAAGATCTAATCACCAATGCAAAGTTTAAAGAAGCAACCTGGAGAGGATGATGGAATCTGATCATGCTCAGTTTCTCTGGTGCACGAACTGGTGCAAAGAACAAGGTTTGAGCCCATACGATGCAACCAATTGGGCAGCAGCAAAATTTGAATACTTGAAGGTTCACGGTGATAACCATGACTAAAGTAAAAATTAAATGGGCTTCAAACTGCTTTAACTGTGGCTATGATGAAGCAATTGTATTTTCAACTGCATCTGTAGGCTTATTTCATGATGGTGATGAAGTTAAGTGTTGCAACTGCGGTCACAAAGGTTCATTGGATGCTAATGGCGAAGATACAGATATCTATTGGGATGAGGGTAGTTTTGAAGAATTATCGGAAGTAGTAAAGCAAAGTTTGCGGGAGGTACCATGAACGCCAGAGAATATTTTAACAAGCACGGATATAAACACTGTAAATCAGCATGTATACAGAATGGTTGGTTAAATACAGGTTTTTGGGTTCAGTTAAAACGCCTTGTTGAAAGTCATGAGTTGGTTGGTCGCTTCGGTGGGCTAAAAATGGCTAAAGGTATTGCAGTCATTGATGATAATGAGTCGTACCTTGGTGAGCGGTTTGGGCCTTGTGATGAACTAAAACAAGCCATCGCAGATGTCGAAAGTTGTCTTGAAGCGGAAAAGAAATTGGAGGGATTGTGATGAAGAAGAAAATTGAACAAATGACGCAGCAAGAAAAAGATGAGCGTTTAAATCGATTCTTGAATGCACCTGAGCAGCAGTTATTTCCACAAGAAGATGTTGCTATTTATCTCTCTTGCTCAATTCATACTTTGCAGCGTTTGCGTTGTGTGGGTGGCGGTATGCCTTACGCCAAAGTGGGTCGCTCTGTTACTTATAAAAAATCAGATGTGCTTGCATACCAAACCCAACAAACCGTTATGAATACAGCTCAACTTGCTTCCTAG